TTACGCATCATTTGTACCTTCCTTATTTTCACTATGGGACAGATTTGGGACAGAAGACCCGAAAATCGAGTCAATTTGTCGTGCATGCTCGGTTAGGTGATTCGGTGCAAGGTGAGCATATCGGCGAACCATTTCTATTGACTCCCAGCCACCCATTTCCTGCAACACGGAAATCGGAACTCCAGCCTGGACAAGCCAACTTGCCCAAGTATGTCTCAGGTCATGAAAGCGGAAGTCCTCAATCCCCGATCGTTTTAATGCCGCCCTCCACGCAGTGTTAGCGTCGTAGCGCATCTTCCTGACAACGGGTGATTTAGTCCCGTCAGGTTTTGTGCTGCTTTCCTTGTAAACGAACACCCACTTGTGGTGATTGCCGATTTGCTTTTTCAACACCCGGCAAGCAGTATCATTCAGCGCCACGCCAATGGCCTGATTGGACTTGCTCTGCTCCGGGTGAATCCATGCAACCTTTCTCTGCATGTCTATCTGCTGCCATTCCAGATTGATGATGTTCGAACGTCTTAAGCCAGTAGAAAGCGCAAACTCTACGACTGACTTAAGCGGCTCCGGACATTCATCAATCAACCTTCTCGCCTCGTGAGGTTCAAGCCATCTGATGCGTTTGTTCTTCGGTTGAGGAACTTTGACGATCGGAGCCTTGTCCAGCATCTTCCACTCACGCTCTGCCGCCCTGAGAAGCGCCTTAATGAATGAGAGATGAGTTGCTTTTGTGGCAACCGCTGCAGGCTTTGGTTTGTATTCTGGAGGCAGCTTTCCTTTCTTGCGACACGCCTCTTCCATGAGCTTCCAGTTCTCCTCATGCCGCCGATTGGTCATCTTCTGGATGGCAGAGTAAATCTTCGTTTCTGTAATATTCTTCAACTGCATTCCTGCAAAATGCTGTAGCCAGAATCCGATCCGGCTCTTGTCGTCATCCAGTGACTTCTTGTGCGACTTTTCCTCCAGCCACCTGACACAAGCTTCCTCAAAGGTCATATCAGGTGTCTCGCCTAACTTACTCACCCTCCATGCTTCGGCCTTTAACTTGTCATGAAGCTCCGTGGCCTGCCTTTTGTCCTTTGTCCCAAGAGACTGCTTAAATCTTTTGCCGTCTGGCAATGTGAAGCTGGCGTACCAGGTTTCACCTCTGCGGAATAGTGACATTTCAGTTCCTCTGCTATGCCATCACCCGCGCTCACGCCGACAGTATGCAGCGGAGACTGAAGCGCCGCAATGCAGGCTTGCCGTGTAGTGAGGTATGGGGATTTAGGTTTGGAGGGGTCTTTGCGTGTCGCCTGAAGGCGGCCTGTGCGAATCCAGTTAGTAGCGGTAGGTCTGGATATCTTTAGAAAAGCACAGGCCTCATCGAGTGTGAGGCTGTGTGATTCCATGGCTTACCCCTGAATGTCACGGTAGAACTCTTCTTGAGCCAGCTCCGCTCTGTGATTAATCTCCATGTCGTCCATATCCTGAATAACATCACTCCAGGCAACACGAGCAAGCTTCCCGCCTAGAACATCCATATTCGCGTGTACCGGCGGCTCCTTTCCATCATCAAACTCAACAACAAAAGTCATCATGCCCATTATCTATCTCCAATAAAAACCGCCATTGCGGCGGTCTAGTCGATTACGATTTTTCCTGACTTGATGTATTCGTAGATATTCTTTGCGTCATCTTCTGTGTTTTTACCAACACTAAGCACCTCGCAAATTTTCTTGATGGCCTCATCGCGCTTCTTATCTGCTTCTGAGCGGATAGGGCGGAATTCATCAGCCCAGAAAGGGCGCGTTGTCTTGCAGTCAAATACAAGCGCTTCCTTCCATGCTACTGCATCACCATGCGCTTCAGGTCTATCAGTGTAAGCAACCGTGGCCTCTACCCACTCTCCACCGTAATTAGCCTCTACGCGACACCCCGCAGGAGGCAATCCCTCGCCATCCCATTCTTCAGTGCGCAACAGTTTTTCAATCCGCCTTGCATCATCGTCCGTCACCAGGCATCCTCCCTCAACTTTCTATACAGCAAGGTCCGTCGTCGCTCGATATGAAGAACCGAGATATCGAAATCTAACTCCATACTCCCTGAAGTCTTCTCGACCGATATCTGAGATAGGAATTTCAAGCTTTCGAGATATGATGCCTTTTAGTCCACTGACGTCCATTTTCATCTCCTTACGCTAATTTCTTATACACGCGAGGCTCATCAACAGTAGCCGCGCGAAGTTCGTGTTCGTGATGCACTGAGTAGTTGCCGTCATCCCATTTGCACCAGTATTTCGGATGGTCGCTATCCGGCTCAATCTGGCTCTCAACCATCCCTCTGATGCCTCCAGACTTAAGCTGAACTAACGCGCCCACAGCAAATTTAGCCATAACAAGCCCTCTGACATGTGAATGAGTGAAGAGATAGCCGCCCATGCAATAAGACCCGCGATGGCAGCCAGGATAAGGTTGTATTGCATGGTGACTCCGGATAAAGAAAAACCCGCGATGTGCGGGTTTGTTATGCGTCGAATGGGTTAGGCATTGCTTACGCTCCATGCATTCAGATGGTCAGTACATTGCCGGTAAAAACTCTCCATCAGATAAGCGAAGGCCTCTGTGGTCACAGTGTTAGCATCCATCCCTATGGCATGAAAAACATTTATCACTGCATGGCTCAGCTCATGAACAAGGACATATGAGTCACCAACAAATATCCCAACAACCATTTGAGAGCGGCTATCGTTTGAGCTAACTACGCCAGCAAGATCATCAATGTCCCGCGCGGCCGGGTCCTGTCTTATCTTTGATACCTGCTGAGCGTATAAGACTCTGCTGTTTGTAAACCAGACATCTGGAAAGTAGGGATGCGAATCGAGTTTTACCAGAACCTTTCTCACGTCACACCTCCTTCTGCGGTGCTGCTGGCAGTGGCATCCAGTGGGTAGGCTCGCAATAACAGTCGAATCCGTGATAATACTCACGCCCTCCCTTGTAGGTTGCCGTTTTTACTGGTGGGTCATTTGATTCTTCGGCGCGAGGACGGAAAACAATGACCTTGCTCCCTTCATCCGGCATCCGCTCACTGCAAGCCACCCAACCATCCGGAATCACCGGAGAGTTGAGAGCATCACGCTCTGCCAGAATCTTCTCACCGTCAATTGCTATACCTGAGTTGCGAATGGCATCCACCGCATCGCGCAACTTGCATGACGTGTTGTCTGGTATGGTACCTTCATTGGTGAGGGTACCATCGGCTCCCTGAAGCATGGTGGCGCGGCGGTTCCATTTCTCTTCGCATATTTTCCTTGTGTCATGGTGGCATGAGCATGGAGCATCCGCCCCTTCATGCTCGCCAACATCGCAACGCACCTCTGCTCTACATTTTTTGCAGGCTATAGAATAGTCTTGGCGCTCATGGCCGTAGAATTCAAAGAACATGCCGCCGTCTTCTTCTGCTTCACCGCCGCAAAATGGGCAAGGTAATAGCTTCATGATTTATCTCCATTAAGCATGGCGGCGCGGCAGGCGTTCCATCCAACAAGAATCCACTGCGCCTCTGATGTGGAAACCTGGAATTTGTTGGCAATATAGTTAAAGCTCTTTCCGGCTAACGCGTCTGGCACTGATACCGGCGCTGGAGGGGCGGTGACATTAGCGAATGCAGCACGCAACCCAGCCTTAATTTCTTCGACCTCATCAGCACCTAACGATGAATCTGACAGCGCATGATGGAATGCGTAAGCCATATCATCGGTAACCGATACAGGCTCCGCTTCGAGCGATGCCAGCGCGATACGCAGGGCAGCCAGCGTGTTGCTGTCGTCTTCGTCCAGGCCGTACGGGATTTCATCGCGGGCAGCTTCCATTTCGGCAATTTTCTGCTGCAGCCATTGTTTGGTAATAGTGCTCATGATACCTCTCCTTTACCGGCTGCGGCGGGGGCATCGATGCCAGCAGCAGATAATGCAATTCGGAACGCTTCCTTCAAATCTGCAATCTGCTGGTCTTTGGCTTCCAGCTCATCCAGCAGCGCCACTGAGCGCAGAGCCAATTTCGCAAGCATGTTTGTATCCTTCAAGCTCATCAGCCAATGCCCAGGATTGCTTTTGCAATACTCCATATCAGCTAATTTATTGAGCCATTCAATTTTTTCTTGATTTAACGCCTGTTTGTCGATGTTGCTCATTGGGCGGCCTCCGGTTCCTCTGGCATTGGAGCCCAATGAGTGATAACAACATCGTCGATATCGATATCACTGTTCTGGAAAGTCCATTGCCAACTTCCAGTCTCTTTCTGCCCGAAAGCCATCCACATTGAACGCCAACCTATCAGCCATCCTTCGCCGTATGAATCGAATAGCAGAACCGTGTCGTTAGGTGACGGAAGGCTTTCATGCACGGAGAATACTTTTTCTTCCAGCGCGTCGCTCCATGAGACAGCCGCTAGCTTTCCACCAAAGATTGTCATACCAGCGTTTACTGCTGGCTCTTTACCATCCTCAAACTCAACGACGAAAGTTACTTTGCTCATGACTGCACTCCTTTGCGAAGCTGGCTGGCGAAGTCGTCAGCGTTTTCACCCGATACCCACCAGGAATCCCTGGCGTCTGAAGAGTGGGCACGCTTCGACTCTTCTTTGCACTTTGAAGCAAACATCTCCACACCCTGCGCCCGCACTTCAGCCAGGAAATCGTCGGTAGCTGGGGTTTCTGGAATGGTGTCTGGAATAACCTCTGAGTAGACGCGCTCCATTGCCGACTCCCATCCGTAGTAACAAGCCGAATAACCGTCACGCTGGTAGCCGTGGTCTTCAACTCCACATCCCATACCCTGGTCATGGTATTCAGGCTGATTGTCGGGATTGATGCAGTATTCAATGGCCGACTTCAGCCCCGCATTCTCCGCAGCCAGCTTCATGCATCTGGCTTCAAGTGCGGCGTAGTCTGTGTATTTAACAAGATTCCCATTTGGGTCTACGCCATCAACACCAACGCTATAACGTTTCACGCTCATTTCGTCGCCCTCTGGTTTAACAACGCTGTCAGGTATCGATTGTTGTTGAGACGTTCTGCATTCCCGAATGAGTCACGCTTCAGCATTTCTTCGCGTGGGATATCGTTGATGGGTTTGAAGCGGTGTCCGGCGATTAACTCATTGGGAGTGATGAAAGGGTCGTAGTAATTTCCGATCATGCTGCTTTCCTCATGTTCATGTCTCGCTTGCGAAGCCTTGTAACTCTTGACCTGACAGCCGTGTAACCTCTGCCCATCATTTCGGCGATGTCCTTTTGCAGGTAGCCTTGACGGTAGAGAGCGGCTAGCGTCTCTTCGTCTTGATGGCTCCATGCCCTCTGTGTGCAGGCTGTAGATAACGAATACTTCTGAGCGAGGTAATAGAATTGGGCTAACGTAAGTCCGAGATGGTCAGCTGCGCGGGGCGCGACCATACGGCCGCACACCGCCTTCATTTCTTCAGGAGTGACGTTTAGTTTTCGCATTGGTTATTTGATGAGAAGAGTTGGCTTACCGAGCTTGAGTGATGCGCCAGGAATAGCATTACCGGCCTTGAGTTGATGCTTGATAGCTAACTTGTCGGCCTTAACTGTGGTTACGTATTCAACGTACTCAGGTGGAAGGGAGCCTTCATCTGTGATTTCTACCGACTCGACTGGCGCTCGTACAGTTACCTGATGTATGCCTGCGCGAATCTTTTTCTTACCAATCATCTCAAGCGAATTAGCGATGTAGGTCATGATGTTATCGACCTTGTTGTTGATTACGGCCGCGCGTTCATTGAGTGCCTTAGCCTCTTCCTTGAGGCGCTCTGCATATCCGGTTTCGTTCTTACAGATAGCCAACAACTGCTCTATCTTATCTGTAAGCTCGCCTTCCATTCCTTCCAGCGTGTCGGCTATCTCGTCTGCTTCAAAGTCAGCATCCATCAGCCGGGCGTAATCGTTGGCAATCTCATACAGTTTGCTCACTGGTTACCTCCAGCTTTGCCTTGCACTCTGCATAGATGGCCTGAACGTTCTGCTGCAGCTTCATTCCTGCAGTGCGTTTATACGCTTCAGCGAAGATGCGCTTAAGGTCATCCATAGTTTCAGCATGAGCCATGTCATCGCAAAGCGTCTGAACGTGCTCGATGATTTCCTGCTGGCGTTTGCGCTCATCCTCACGGATATCTTCCTCTGACTTATGCGGCATCACTGGTTCCTGATGCATCCCTTCATCTTCATTTAGCAGGTGAATCGCGTTATCCAGACGCTGTGCCTTAGGCCAGTATTTGCTGGCACGCTTAACGATGGTCTTACGCGCCATTTCTTCCCAGAACGTTTTCCACGGACCGTTCTTTGCCTTACTGGTAGCTTCAACCGTTTTAATTTCTGCCAGGCTCATTTCCTCCGTCAGGTAGTCACCATCAGCAGTCTTAACCGTGCAGTAACCACCGACAACCTCGCCACGCTCACCAAAAGCGTTGTATTTGTGCGTAGGAGCGCTATCAAGGCCGTTTGATTCGTAAGTGTCAGCTGAGTACACCAGTTTGCACTGACCCCACTTAATGGAGCCTGTAGACTGCGCCAGATGCAGCAATCCCATGTAGCTGATATCTAGGCACACCATACCGTCGCGCGGAACCAGGTAAGCCAGCTTGCTTGCCGGGTTCAGCGTGATTCCAATGGCTGCCACGTTGATGATCGCGTTCTGTGCACTGGTAGGGTTGGATAGGGCGGTTTTTGCTAGGAAGTCATTCTTCTGGAAGTACTGGATTGCGAACTGACTTTCCTTAGCCCATGTAACTGTCTGTTCGGTTAATGCACCGCAGAATAGCGGTTCCTGCTGCTTAACGAAATCAACGATATTGCTCATGCTGCATCCTCGAAAGTATGACGGCGCAGGAATATGCCAATCGCATACTCAACCTCTACGCGCGGCCTGAAAATGTCCCACATAACCTCAGTGGCGAACTCCTGATAATTGCAGTCGTCTTCGCCAAGCCATTCCACAGCTGCTTTCGTGTGGTCGTCAGGCCTATGTGATTCCAGCATGTTGAGCACCGGCCGCATGTTCGCGCACAGCATCTCAACTTGCTTATCAATCGCTGCATTGTCATCGTCGTTAAAGCTCGCGATGATTTGCTTAATCTCTGTTTTGTCTGTCATCGTCAGGCGCATCTTCTGCATCCTCTTTCTGCTGTTTCAACATGTCCTGCATAAGGCGGACAAAGGCATCTTCTGACCAGGTATCTGCAATGCTCATTTCGATTCGCTCACATCGGCGGCTTTGGCTTGTTTTCTTTTCCACTCAAGCCACATATGGTTGTAATCTCGACCTGATAGTGTTGAGTTTCTGTAGCCATCAGTAGTGCGCATGCTAACTAGCGTTTCTTTTGAAATGCAAACCTCGCTCATTACTGATTTCTCAAATTCATCACGCTCGTCAGAATCATTTGCTGAAGGTGCTTCAATGATGGTTTTCACTGCCTCAAGCCACTTTTCAAAGTGATAATCGAATGAACCTGTGGGATGTCCGCAACCACCGATTACGTGACTCTCAATTAAGTCTCCGCACATGCAATAATCGTTATCTGCATTCGAAATAATGCCGATAATTTCGTGAATGCAATTAACCAGCTTTTCTTTGTCCGATGCCAACGATTCACATCTAAATTGAAGTTCTTCGTAGGTTGGATTATTCATGGCTGCACCTTCTGATTCAGAAACTCAACCAGACGCTCCAGCAGGCTCTTAACGCGAGGCTGCTTGAAGTCTGCTCCGGTGATGATGTTCTGGCGTGAATGCTGGACAGATAAAATAGGGTCGAAAGGGCGAACCGATGCCGCCCCTGCAATAGCGAACTGTTGCATGGTGTGCTCCTTTTAAATTGATTGGCATAGCGAAAACACCTCGAATGAAGTGCTATGGATATGCAGGTAAAAAAATGCCCTCACAGTGGAGGGCAAAGATGACAACTAGGGGTATCTATTCAGAACATCATCTATCGTCTCCTTTAGATGATGTGGTGCGGTATTACACCCAATAGCTAACTCAGAGAATTAGCTATCAGCTGCTATTCGTCGTCCTCTTCATCACCAACTACGTGATATCCATATCCGCAATAATTCAGAAACTCTTCGTGAGCTGCGTCTGCAATTTCCTCTTCCGTTGCATCATCATCGACTTCGATGTCTACAACCTCGTTAGCGCCAACCCACGAAGTTTCAATTGTCACTCTTACTGTTTTCATCACTCCTCCCCCAGAGCCTTGCTGATGGCTGCGCGAGCCATGTCTTCCCAGCCAATTAGTGCTGACATTGCACCCTGCACGTTGTATCCGTCTTTCATTGCTTCATTCATTTCGCTTACAGCTGACATATAACCCTGCAGAGCTTCGAGCAAATCAGGAGCTGCTGCTATCAGTTGAGCGTTTGCCTTCTGGATATGTTTAAGCTCGCCACTGCATGTTTGCGATACATCAGAATAATTTGGTGTGTATTTGGCATTATCATCTTGCGCTATATAAAACACCTGACCGCCCGATAATGTTGTTTGCTCATCGAATCTCCACGGCCCAGGCGTACCCTTAAACTCTTTCATATTCACCTCTGTGGCTTGCTGCCAAAAGAAGGCCGACTATGCGGCCTCACGTAACCATTTGCGCTTATCGCAACGATTAATCCATGCGAGCTTCACCCAAAGGTCATGAACCCCATCACCGCGAACAGTACTACGGCACTTACTGCGGTAACGCTCATATTCTGCGTCGCATTCTTGAGCAAACTTAATCGCGATATTCATAGCTACCTCGCTGTAACGTTATTAGACTTACGATGACCAGCTGCGAAAAGCGCAACCTCAGGCAGACACACTGCTCCACCTTCAACTTCCTTCTGACGCGCAACAGCATGCGAAACGGCACGTGTCACACGCTCACTACAGCCTTCCGACAGCCGTGAAAATGCACGGTCAATCTTTTTACAGTAGGCTTTCATCTCTTTGTGCTGACGAGCACGTTCGAGTTTACGAATCTCTCTGGCTTTCATTGGATACCTCCAGTGGTTGCTTTGAGATGAATGCACCTAGTTCTCATCAGACTTAGCAGAGTTGATTTACCTAGGCCGGTGAGCGTCTTCTGCAATCCACCCATCGTTGCATTCATTCCAAAGCAACTTCCTTTGGCGGGGACGAATCATCCCCATGTCATCTTGTTAAAGAGCTGCCAATCAGTTCCGTTTGGCTACCAGCGTCCTGCTGATGGACTAACTATATCCAAAGCTATTATTACTGTAAATAGCTAAAGGTATAATTTAATTGCTTTAGGTATTTTGTGTTTGATATCTAAAGGAATTTATTTTTACTGGAAAGTGATATTTTGCGGATTTCAGGCAATAAAAAACCCGCCGAAGCGGGTTTGGTAGGTTTTGTGTGTGTTAGTAGTCGACGACAGACCACCAGAAAATCCTTCCGATGATCTCAATATCGCTAAGGTTCTTTTCTTCTTGTGGGTATTCAGAGGAATTGAAACTTCTGATGCTTATCTTCTCCGGTCCTGAGCGGAAGAGAATCTTGATGCGCTTCCAGCCATTCTCGTTAATGGCGTAGATTTTCCCATCCACTATTTTTTTGTCGTTAGTATTAACAGCTACTGTCGTGCCATCTGGTATGTTTGGCTCCATGCTGTTACCGCGAGCTGGGAAGCAAATAACACCACTTCCGTCACTGTTCGCTCCAACTCTACGAAGGGTTGATTTAGAAAAACGCAACATGAAGCCATTGTGATCCTCATCAATCACTCGGCCATCTCCACATGCAAATTCAATGTCCTTCAGGTAAGGAATTTCAACCTCATCCCCCCTTAAAGGTGTGCTTTCATCCCATGGTTCCAAAGACCCCCATGTACTTTCATGAGGAATAGAAGACTTTGGATTAGAAGGCACAGCACCTTCATCACGCATAGGTTCCGTACCATCAGAAAGCCATTCCGGTCGAACTCCAAGCACTTTCGAAATTTCAAAAAGTTTGCGCGTATTGCGTGTCTTCCCTGAGGTTAACTTCCAGACACTTGGTTGAGCCATGCCAACGGCGTCACCAAGCGAGGCCTGCGTATAGCCTGCCTGCTCCATAGCGTATGTGAGTCTTTGAGCGAGAGTATCTAGTTTCATGCCAACAACCTATAGCCTAAGCTATTTCTAGTCAAATACCCAAAGCTATTTACTTTCTGAATAGCTTTGGCTATTATGGTAATTGAAAACACAGCAGGAGCTATTTTATGGTCAACAAAGCTATTAAATCGGCTATTGACTCAGTAGGAAGTCAGCAGAAGCTCGCTGATGCCTGTGGAGTTAAGCAGCCGTCTGTATGGGCTTGGTTGCACGGGAAGAAAAAGGTATCCGCAGAAAATGCCAAGCGCATCGAAATGGCTACCAATGGAGATGTCCCTGCTTACCTGGTCCGCCCTGATTTATCTGACTTGTTCCCACATCCGAACAAGGCAGCTTAAGCAGTAAGAAGTACCGCTCTTTACACAATCAGGCCAGGGATGTTTCGTCCCTACAACCAACGCATCGACCGATGCGTAACTAACTATTTAACTAAGGAAAATAATATTTTATGGAGCTTGCAAAAGACAGCAAAAAGGTACGCGAAGTGGAAACAGAGCTTCGTGCCCGACTCGTTTCAATGGGTCAGACAAATTTCGCAAAGATGGCGGGATGGGCTGATTCAAAGGTGAGTCGATTAAACATCCACGATATGGCCGTGACTTTCGTTCTTCTGGAGAAAGTCTGGGAGACAAGCCTGATTCGTGAAGTGGCAAGACAGGCTATTGCAGCTGTGATGCCAGAAAGCAAAAAACGCCCAGCGGTAACTGAGCGTTTAGAGCAAATCACATTGGATTTTTGAGTCACTGTGTTACGTCAACAACACTAACTACAGGAGATATTTTAATGCGAAAGCGTAAAAAGTACCAGGAAAAAGAAGAGATTCGACACCCTGATTCACCTGAAGGATTAGTGAATACAGCAGCCAATAACCGGGCGTTCGCAGAGCGTCTTATTGGCGTTTACAGACTAGCCAAAGCAGGAGTGAAGAATGGGCGTCGTTAAGTTAGTACGAACGGAAGAGATGTCTTCCAGGAGCTCTCACTTGGACAACAGAAAGCAAGGTCACTTTGCCATGTTCAGGAGCGCCCTCAATGCTCCATGGTCGAAAGATACGGCCAAGCTTGCATTGTGGGTCCGCCTGCTTGGTGAAGCTCGTTACAAGCCTGGAATTAACGAATTTGCAGGAAGAGAGTGGAAGCTGGAAGCCGGTCAACTGGTAACAACCACTACGGTTCTGGCAAGAAAACTTCGCGATCAGGATGGGAAGGAAAAGAGCCCTAAAGCGGTTGAGAGAATGCTCAATTTTTTCTGCAAGGAAAACATGATCACCAAGGAAGGAAACCCTTTTGGATTAGTAATTTCCATCACAAATTACTGCGAATATCAGGGCATTTCAGGCGTCGAACCTTCCGTCGTGCCATCCGTCGAACCTAAATCCAGTAATGGAGCGGCTTTGAAGCTTGTAGCCGTCGAGGGGGTCGTCGAACCATCCGTCGAACAGAACAAGAAGGTACTTAACAAGAATAATAAAACCCCCCTTAATCCCCCAGAGGGGGTGGAAGCTCTCGCTCTTGATTGTCTGGATTATTACAACGTTCTGGCAGGGGCTAAATGCTCATCGCCTGAAGCGTTTGTGAAAGCCCTTAGCACTGTGAAAGCCAAAGGGGTTTGTTACTCCGTTGATGAGCTTAAGCTGGTAATCAAATGGGCTGTAACGTGCTGGACAAAGCGCAAGACAGCGCCAAAGCCAAACAACATCTGCACCATGACTCGCTTTGATGGCTACCTGTCAGATGCACTGGTGTGGGCTGATGGGCAGGGAAGTAATCCAGCAGCCTGTCCTCATGCAGAAATCATTGCTCTGTGGAACGAGAAATTCCCGACCAAAGCAGTATCACCTCACGAATGGAATCGTCGCCGTCCTGCGCATCGAGATCTGGAAGCTGTCTGGAACGGTAAGACCTCACAAGGAAACTGGCGTGAGTTGCGGCACATGGGCATGGCATTCGACCTGATAGGCAAATCATCCCTGTTCACGACAAAAGGCGATCAGCCCTGGTTAACACTGGACTGGATACTTAACCCGAAAAACTGGGGCTCGGTGTACGAGCAGGCCATCAACGAGCACAAGCAGCGTAAAGGAGTTACTGCATGAGCAGGTTTGTAGATTCATACATCGAGCGCAACGTTCTGGGCTCAATCATGCTTGGGAGGGATGAATTCGCTGATGCAGCTCAGGATGCCATTGAAGGGCTGAGCGAAAGCGATTTTACCGTGTATGCGCACAAGGTCGTATTAAGCACGCTGAAGAAGCTAAACTCAATCGGGTCTCCAGTCGACCTGCTGACTGTCACCTCAGACATTGAAGCTCGCGGAGAGCTCGACAAGGTAGGCGGATTCGCATACCTGGCGGAAACCACGAAAGACATTCCATCGCTTCGTAATCTGCCTGTGTACGTTCAGAAGCTAAAAGAGTTCACATCTGGTCGCATGATGATTCAGATGCTGCAGGAAGGGATTCAAAAGCTTTCTGAGCCCACTACCGACAGCGTGCAAGACATCATCGGCAATATCCAGACCAGCATTGGAGGGATTGAGGCATTCAGCGAGTCAGGTACGCGTCACATACTAGACGGAATTGAAATCGCAATTGACGAGGTTGAGTCAATCATCAATGGCGACATCTGGAAACACCGGACAGAGCTTGGGCTAACAGATATCGACAAGGCGTTTGGTGGATTCAACAACACGGATTTCATCGTTGTAGGCGGTCGCCCTGGTACTGGTAAGACAATGTTCAGCACCACGGTTACTGAAACGGTGGCACTGAAAAGCAAGAAGCCTGTGATGTTCTTCAGTCTTGAAATGCCTATCGAGCAGATTTCTCAGCGCATCGCGTTCCACCGCGCCGGGGTCAGCAAAGAGGGGTTGCTTGGCAAGAATGGCAAGAATCAGGATACCGAATGGGCAAAGGTTGGAAAGTGCCTGGAAGAATTCGGAACCGCACCAATCCACATCAACGACAAAACATCCCTGAGCATTCACCAGTTACGCGCTGAAGCTCGCAGGATGCACAAAAAGCTTGGTGGACTTGGCGTTATTGTCGTCGACTATCTGCAAAAGATGAAGATGACAAACCCAGAAAACATGAATCAGTCAGTTGGTGAGATCGCTACCGGCCTGAAGAACCTTGCAAAGGAATTGCGCTGCCCGGTTATCGCATTGTCCCAGTTGAGCCGTAAGTGTGAGGAGCGCGCGAACAAACGACCGCTTAACTCTGACCTGCGAGAGTCTGGTGTTATCGAGCAGGAGGCCGACGTAATTTTTATGGTCTACCGCGATGAGAAATACAACCCACAAACAGAGCTTAAAGGCGTAACCGAAATCATCTGCACCAAATCACGACACGCCCCTGGCGCAGAGAAAACCTACTACTTCAGCAACAAACACTCTGGTCTTGACCCATACGCATTCGTGCAGAACGAGTTGCGCAGCTATCAGGATGAATACGAGTGTTAGGAGTAAATCATGAGGCCAAAATTTCAGCTTGAAACCATCGAGAAATACGTCACAGAACACCCCGGATGCACCTGTCCCGAAATAATCCAGAACACCAGAATCCCCCGATGCTCAGTAACCTCGGCTCTTTTTCAGTTGGTAAGAAGTCAGGTGCTCAGCAGAGAGGGCAGACCAAAGCACTATCAGTATTACAAGTCAGACAAAGTGGTTATTCGCAATGAGCGAGGTGATCCGATTCCGGACCACGATTTACCTAACCCACTGACTGCATTTATCAACCAAAAACTTAAAGAGGTTCGAGCGTGAGCAGGTTCGAAACGTTAGACAATAACATCATTTCCATTCTTTCCAATCAACCAACGCCCGTTTTCGATATTTGGCTTAAATTCCGGGATGAGGTGAAAGATATAAACGTAATTGACAGGCGCATGCAGCACCTGAAAAAGAAATCGCTAGTTGCAAACATTCGCGGCAAGGGCTGGGTGAAACTGTGACTGCATTTATTAACAAATCATTAAGAGAGGTGCGAAGTGTTTAAGTCCGGACAGTTAATCCGCAGCGAGAGAACAGATAGGTTCTTTATCGTCGACATATGGCCTTTTGCCTATCCAATACGGAACGGTCGTGTGAATCCAAATCCTCTACGCATTGCACACGGCCAATGGAAATTGATAGGCAACAACTACCAAAATCTAACACCCCAGCACGCTGATGGAGAGGGATGATGAAAACAACAAACGAACCTTTTAGCTTGATTATCAATGATCCGGTTGAGCTGACCATGGCATCGCTTAAGTCAAAGCTGATTATCACGATAACTCAGCTAATCAGGCAGGAAGGATGGACACAGGTTGTTGCTGCAAAAAGGCTTGGAGTCAGCCAGCCAAGAGTTAGCAACTTGCTTCATGGCTATGTATCAAAGTTCTCGATAGACATGCTTTTGGAGATGCTCTGCAAAATCGGCTTTGTAGTTGATGTGACATTCAGACCGCACAACACGGAAAGCCCAATAGAAATGACAATCAAAAAGGCAGTAGTTTAGCCAGCTGATGGAGAGGAATGATGAACAAGAAGAAAGCAGACAAATTATTTCAGGAAGCAATGATGGCAGTACACGCAGCGGGTGAAGACCGCGTTAACTATTGTCTCAGCTTTGTACGCGGTTATCTGGATAGCGTAGGAAAGACGGAGATGCTTCACGAGTGGGATGATGGAACGATGCGCGTAAAGATGACAATTGGCGAGCAGGTTCATTGATGGAGAGGAATATGGACGAATCAAGAAAGGCTTTCGAGAGATGGTGGGAAGTTAATTGCCACAATGGGCAACCACCTCGCCATGGATGGGATTTCTGGCGTGATGGTGAAGGATACTCCATAGAAGATGATGAAGAGTTCCAGTGGCGATGGGAGGCATGGCAGGCATCTCGCGCAGCTATCGAGATTGAGCTTCCTGAAGCATGCTCATGCTGCTATAGCGAATCAGAAAAGGAATTGCATGACGCTGCGATGAGTGAAGTCGCTGACATCCTCAGCGCAGCTGGAATCAAAGTGAAGGAGTGAGTATGAGCGAGAAGACAGTAACTTTAACACGTAGACAATACCGACATCTTTGTGACGCGCTACTTAATGTCGTAAATATGGGACAGCAATTCTTGGCTATCACCACAGATGGAAGTGAAATGTCAGAGAAGGCCTTCTATCAGGCCCAGTTGTTAAGACAGGCTATCGAGCATCAGCTTAAGGTCGCATCACTTGAGGGATGAGTATGCAGGAGTTTATTCTGCACGAAACCAATAAGTCACAGTTCTGGTCAGTCCTCAAAGAAATACTCTCTACCGGCAAGCGCTGGCGCATCAAAATATCAGAGTACCGTGAAAAGCGGTCGCTACCTCAAAACAGCCTCATGTGGAAATGGAACACTGAAATAGCAGAGCAACTATCTGCTACTGGTGTCGATCGCTTCAGCGATGAGGAAGTTCACGAGTGGCTGAAAGATATGTTTTGCCCGGCAAAGCCAGTAACCATGTTCGGTATGACGCGCTATGTCAAGTCAACGCGCAGGCTGGATATCGGAGAGATGCACAAATACCTGACAGATATTGACCAGTGGGCGCATCAGAAGGGATTGCGTTTAACCATCCCCGAATGTTGCGAGTATCGGGAACTACAACGAAGGCAGGATGAATGAAATATTCCTGGTTTCACCATCACGACCTCACCAACGAAGAAGCAACTCAGTTAATCACCGCCTACCAATCCCGCAACGTAAAAACTCAACGAACGCTAAGCGCAGACCCACGGTTATGGGTGGTTTCCGCATTGCTTCCAGAGTACGCCAGCGAGCCGAAGGGTAGGAGTCAGTATCAATCCAGAATGTGGAGTTAGCTATGAGTAGCTTAGACGATGACTACGCAGACCGACTCGCTGACCTTCTCGAAGATATGGAAGGTGACGGCGTTGATGCAGTTCAGATGATGATGAGCTGGATGTATGGATTCGTACAAGGACGGTTAGAAGGCCATGAAGGGCAGGCCTACAAGTACCAGTTCGAAGATGCCGACATGATTATCCAGTTACAGGAACCCGAAGAAACCACAGCAGCGAGGTTGCATTGATATGGACTATTCACAGTTATCAGACCAAGAAATTAACGCAATGGTGGGAAAAATAGTCAGCAAAGATGGTCTCTCAATTATCGCATCAGATGGAAATGCTGTTATCCATGAATATGCAGATTGTGGTGAGTTCAAGGGAATATGTCTTGGCTGGAAAGTTTTCGACCCATGCCATAGCCCGGCAGACGCATGGCCGATTATTGAGAGTAATGGAATAACAATAATCAATGATAAGAACTGCTTCCCGCGGGCTACCAATGACTCATTCGCCTTTATTAATGAGCAATATGATGAGTGCCTTCACGCTTTAGCTGGAAACCCTCTCCGCGCCGCCATGATTGTCTTCCTCATGATGCAGGAAGCCAACCATGCTTAGCCAATCAGAAGCCCAATCCTACGAGCAGCAGAGCATACGTCGAACGTTGTGCTGTGCGCGTTGCAATAAAGCGCTCAAAAAAGACGAGACGCATGTCTGCAATGAATGCGATCTGAAGATGTGCATGAATAATCTGGTTTTCCATGTGACCGGAAAAGATATGGAGGACGAAAATGGCTAACGGCAAATCGCCCAAGCCTCGCACCTGCCCAATCTGCTCTACCGAATACATCCCCCGAAGCTCTCTCCAGAAAGTCTGCCACAACTACAAATGCGCCATTGCGTTCAATAAGCAACGCGATGCGGAAATTGCTGCGCGTGAACAACGCAAGCGTGACAAGGAAGCTCGTGCAAAGTGGAGAGAGCGTAAGGCGGAGGTTAAGCCGCTAAAGCACTGGGAAGACCTTACACAGCGAGTTGTGAATGACTACATCCGCGAGAGAGACAGGTATTTGCCATGCATCAGCTGCGGAACGTGGACAACGGTACAGTGGGAAGCGGGGCATTTTAGGTCAAGAGGTAAGGCATCACATCTTAGGTATCACGAAGACAACATAAATAAACAATGTCATCACTGCAATGTGGCGTTGTCAGCAAATCAGCAGCAGTACCGAATTCATCTCATAGCCAAAATCGGCGCAGAACGCGTTGAGGCGCTCGAAAACAACAACACCACTCACCGATACACCAGAGAAGAGCTTGACGCTATCAGAAAGCGTTACAGGGCTTTGCTGCGTGAACTGGTCAGGGCAAGACAGGAGGCAGCGTGACGGACAAATCAAACACCCCGGCAGAGATTAAAGACTTGTGGCGAACGCCACCAGAAATATACCGGGCGCTTAGGTGTGAGTTTCCATTCTTTCTGGATGCTGCAGCTAATCAGGAAAACGCGCTGTGCAAAACATTCATTAGCGCCGAAGAAAACACGCTTGAGGCTAACTGGAGAAGCAAAATGCCAGTTGGTGTCAATCGAGCGTATGCGTGGCTTAACCCACCTTACAGCACCCCAATGCCTTTCGTGAAAAAGGCCGCTCAGGAGAACACAGATAATCATATCGGATGCGTAATGCTGCTACCGGCAGACACGTCAGTTTTGTGGTTCAGAGAGGCCATTAAGACAGCGCATGAGGTTCGCTTTATCACGGGCGGCCGTCTCTCATTCCTGAATGCAGAAACCGGTAAACCAGTAAACGGCAACAACAAAGGCTCAATGCTCATCATCTGGCATCCATATCCACGCTCAGGCGAATGCAGGATGACAGCGGTTGATCGCGATGTGCTGATGGAGTACGGGCGCAAATTTATGAGGAAAGCAGCATGACAGACATAAGCAAAGAGGTCTGCGAAGAGTATCTGGACGCTCTGGTCACCGTGGAGTTATCCGTACGATTCGCACAGCTCGAAGACCGCAAGATTAACGCCACCATCCGCGCAACAGTATCCGAGTTACTCAAGCGCATCCGCGACAAGAAAATCCGCGCCATCTTTGCTGGCTTAGCTCGTCAGCCATTCCCTGATGGAGCCTTGAAGATGATGCGTCGCCAGTTAGACAGCTTAGTAGGAGAACCCGTATGTGCAGCGTAACTAACATTCACGAAGCAATTAAGCAGCGCCAGAGGGATGAGCAAGACCTTAAGGATATTGACTTCCAGATTGCAGATGCGGAGAAGGCAATGGTGATTCTTCTTCATCGTCGTCGTGAGCTGATTAATCGATTGGGGCTCAATAAGCCAGACCATGATCCGGAGGCTGCATGAGACACACACCGATATTAGGCATGGTCAACTTTATCGACGATGCTCATTTCCGCCGCGTATGGAAGCACCCGAAAAAAACCATCAACTCACGACAGAAAGCATGGGTTCACTACATGCTTCAGGTATGGGGAAAGGTTAACGCCGGAGATGATTCTCCAGGTGGTGCAATCAACGTCATCGGTCGCCTGATGATTCGTAGTCAGTGGAGTGATGACAAGGCCAAACAGATTGAGTCTGTCGTCATGCGCCTCTACGAAGAAGATGGACTGCGTGGAGATGCGCTCTATAAGAAAGCTCGCGAACTGGTCATCCCTCAATCATCGTTCAGCAACATCATCGCTCTCGCCAAAGAATCCGATGATGCTGCTTTTGTTGAACGTGTGATGATCAAGACGTTTCACCGTGAAAGCCCCGTCCGCGATGTAGCTATTAAGCGATATTGCAATCGCAATTGCACGCAAGATATCGCCAGGATGATGAATGCAGTCACCGGAATGGACATCCAGTCGTGCAGGCGCAGGGTTGTCTGGTGCGAGAACGTGCTCGATTCAGAAATCTTTTATGCGATGAGGCGCGAAATTGAGAAGGAATTTCCACAGGCAGCATAATATTTAGGTAAATTGTCCTAAATGTATTGCTTTCGCAAAATTGAAGGTATATATTTCATATAGGCTCGGCAGTCAAAGACGAAAGAGCAGTGTGCGAAAGCCGCTTGCGAGCGACGGAATAGGTGAAAGCTTTAGTCAGGGTTAATTACCTTGTCTGCGGTGGTGGGATGGCTCAGGCGTATATCATCACTCCTTCCAAAGTCCGTACACATTCATTCAAAGCCCTGAGTTAATAGCTCGGGGCTTTTTGCGTTCATACCGATAGCAAAACACATCGTCATCGTGGCGGTGTTATCTTGCATGAGGTGGAAGAGTAGCGCTCCTTCCCGTCAGCTCCACGAAACGGAGCCCATAACAGGTAAGAGCATGGCGCGAACTGAGCCCGGTATTTGCCAGATTCCTTAGTTCCTCAGGCCGAGGTCTGGTAAGTATCTTGTTATACGCCGTGCTCTTTCCCGTGGTGATTTACGCTATGGCCTTCTAAGCACGACCTTTCTGAAATAAAGCATAAGTCCTGGCATCCGCTGGGGCTTTTTCATATCTACGCCCCTCCCGGCGCGTATCAAAACGGAGGCTGTATGCCTGACTTTAAAAATCTGGCACGCAGCCTGCTTGCCGGAGCTTCACCGTGGCTGTTAATTGCCATCCTTCTTGCGTGGCTCACTACTGAGACTAAAAACAGTATTGACGACGCGGCTTACGCATATCCGCGAGCTGTGATCGTCTACGGCCTTTCTTCTGCACAGACTGATGCCGAGGTGCTTGCCACTATCGAAAAGTGGAAGGCGGATTCGTGGGGCGCACAAATCGGCGCACTGCGTGTGTTGTGCGAGAAAGATCGTCAGTTTGTTAACTCGTTAGGCGGTGGAGACACCGGAGCGCGTGTATGCCGGGTCGTTCAGTGAGTGATGATAAAAACCCTGATTTCTGGCGCGAAATTATCGATCACGTTAAAGCGGCGTGGCCGCAAATATCGGGTTCATTTCTGGCTGTGCTGATAGCGTACGCGCGAATGATTCACGACGGAAGGACTGGCCGTGACGGAGAGTGGATTGAAGGGGTTCTTTGCGGACTTCTGACGCTTTCACTGACTAGCGCCCTTAGATTCTTTGGTCTTCCTGACGACATAGCCCCTGCTATTGGCGGCGGTATCGGATTTATCGGCGTCCGTCGGCTGAGAAAAGTAGCTTTGCGCGAATTTGACAAACGAACCGGTGGTAAGCATGAGTGAGTTTAAATTTTCTCAGCGCAGCGAGGATAGACTTAAAGGGGTTCATCCTGATCTCGTTAAAGTTGTCCGTCGCGCCCTCCAGCTATCCCATGTTGACTTTGGTATCACTGAGGGTCTGCGTACCCCTGAGCGCCAAAAGCAGCTTGTGGCAGAAGGTAAGTCGCAGACGCTGAAGAGTCGCCACATTACTGGACACGCTGTTGATGTATTTGCATACCCGACCCCCTCCGGCTCGTGGGACATGAAATATTACCGCCAGATTGCTGATGCGTTTAAGGCTGCCAGTGCGGAGCTGAACATACCCATCGAGTGGGGCGGTGACTGGAATACGCTGAAAGACGGTCCGCATTTCCAGCTACCCCACAAAGGCTATCCGGCATAGACACGCAATAGCGTGTCTTTTTTATTTCACCGCGCACCGCATGCGCATTCAAACCACGTCGAACCATACCCTTTGAAATGAGCCTTTGAGGAAGTCAGTTAGTGCTGGCGAGCCTCGACGGGCTGATTTCCTATGCGGCAAAGGTTCATCTCAAAGAAAGGTGCACGCTATGAAATCATTAACCCTCTTCAATCAACCAATCCGTGTCGGGGAAGACGGCATGATCTGCCTCACCGATATGTGGAAAGCCAGTGGTAAAAGTGATGCTGAATCTCCGTACCACTATCTGCGAAACAAGCAGACTAAAGAGTTCCTGGTCGAGCTGGAGAAAAACCACGAATCTGTGGTTTTCACTACCCGCGGAGTACACGGCGGAACCTATGGCGGAAAGTTTGTTGCTTACGATTATGCGGCCTGGTTAAACCCCGGGTTTAAGTACGCGGCATATAAGGTCCTCGATGACTACTTCACCGGAGAGCTTCAGCATCGCAACAGTTTAAGTGCGCAGCTCAACATGAAGTGCCATGAGTTTGACCAGAAGAAGGACATGGCGAGCTTCTGCGGACAAGGGCTCGCTGCATGGCGATATACGAAGCCTGTATTGGTCGCTGAGATTAACACCTTGGCTAACCAACTGCAGATTACGATCCCAGGGCTGCCGGGATGAGTAATCGCGTAATCGAACGCGCCGTAAACCCCGTCATTCATGGCGGGGATGGCGTCAACATGAACAAGGCTGGCAAAAAGAAACCCAGCACAAAATTCTGAACACGCCTCGCTAACGCGGGGCTTTTTTTTTGCCTCGCTCCGGCGGGTTTATTGTAGAGGTTGCAAATGGCGCTTTTTGTAAACGGCGTTCAGATAGGCCCCGGAAAGCCAGGAAAGGATGGTCCACCCGGTCCGGCTAACAGCCTGTCCATAGCTGCCGTCGAGACGCTCCCGCCAGGATCTGCCGCAGAGGCTGTGATTACGGGAACTGCCCCTTCGCAGCAGTTGAGTCTAAAAATACCGCGCGGCGATGTAGGACCGGCAGGTCTTGAATGGCGCGGCGTGTGGAATGCAGGAACGGCATATGTAGCGGATGATGCCGTCAGCTACGACGGTACATCGTACTTCTGCCTCACGGCAAACACAGGGCAGCAGCCAACAGGGCTGGTAACTGATTCGTATTGGGCAGTCCTGTCTCTGCATGGCGCGGCTGGCCCGGCAAACGTCATCACAATTGGCAATGTTACTACCCTCCCGCCAGGCACTCCTGCAACTGCTGACTTAACCGGAGCTTCGCCGAGCCAAGTTCTTAATCTCGGCATCCCATCTGGAGAGCCAGCGGTAATAGTAAATACCGTTTCCGCAGAGACGGATATCCCAACCGGGGTGACGGGTTTTTATTTTGTGTCAAACAGTGAGAAAGGTGATTCGCAGATGTATCTGCTTGTCGGTGGGGTGCGGTACTGGATGGCGATGGTGAGAGACTGATATGAGCACACGATTTCCTGTAGAGAATAAACCAGTATCAGCGGCAGGTCTGACTGATTTTAGCGGAATGACGACAGCCGGTGTTGCTGTGACGATCATGACTGATGATGCAACGGCAACTGAGTACCGACTCCAGAACCTTTCTCAGACTCAAACCCTCTGGTTCAACGATACTGGCGGAACTGCCAGCGCATACACGCCAGGAAGCTATGCATTACTTCCACTTGGGTACTATGAAGGGCGCTCAACAAAAGCAGTGTCGCTTTACTGCGCGTCAGCAATTCCGTTCAGCGCAGCGAGATACTAATCATGCCGATGAATAATCAGACATCAACAACGTCTGCAACCGGAACCAGCAATTCACGCCCACTGTCAGAGTGGATGTCGCAGTTGCGGCAGATGCAAAAAGCGCCCGTCATGACGGGGCCAGTGCCAGTAATGAGTCTCCCGCCAGTGGCAACTCTGACAAAAGGCACTGGCGCATCTGGTGTGACCATCACTGCGGGTGGCTCTGGGTATGTTTCCGGCGAAACTCTGACGGTAACGGGTGGTGCTTTTGCTGCCCCGTCACGACTGCGTATTACGGGAGTTGACGGAAGCGGCGCTATTACGGCGGTAGCAGTAACTACCCCAGGCGTTTATACGACAACGCCATCCAACCCCGTTTCTGTAACGGGAGGAAGCGGTACTGGTGCGACATTCACGCTGACATGGAACGTTGGGGTGGCGAGCTCTATTGGCGGCGTTACGTGGAGCCGCACCAGCCCTGCGTTTAAGTACATCGGCTATGCGCCGAAAGACGTTGTTGCTGGCTATCGCGGCAACACTACATGGGGCGTTGATACACAGGCCATCATTGAGTTTGTCAGTGACGCCCCTGTGCTTGACTTCCGATTTGTCGGTTACAACTCACAATACGATTTATTCGTCGACGGGCAGCGAATCGCCAACCGCAGTGTTAAAACTGATTCATCCGGGCAGCCGCACATTTATACTGTAGATTGGTCTGGTGTAGTTAAGCCCCGCACGTATCGCCTCAGCGGCCTGAATATGGCGTTCGGGGGCGTAGTGACTGGCGGCAACTACGGGGTCTGGTATCCAGCTGGTAGCAATCGCCCGTTTATCTGGCAGCTCGGTGACTCATACACATTCGGCAACGGCGCGACTCAGGCGAATTTCGCTGAGTTCCGCGTGATGTGCGACATGCTGGGTCTGGACGGCATTGCGGACGGTATCGGCGGCGCGGGCTGGACGTCATCGGGTTCTACGCAGCCGCAGCAGCGCATTCAGAATAAGCTCACGTCAATCACTTTTACGCCCGAAATTATTACGCTGGCGTTGGGTTACAACGACGCCGCGGGCGGGAATATTTCACGACTGCAAACAAACTGGCGAGAATCAGTCGCGCTTATTCGTCAGCTCTGCCCGCTCGCAAAAGTCATTCAGATTGGTCCTGCCACGCCGATTGGCTCGACGGGTCAGATTTCCGCTGTACGTACAGCGCTGATGGACTTGTGCGCGGAAGCTGGCATTCCGTTCATTGATGTGAATGACTGGATCAACGCGAACAACAAACAGCTTTACACTGACGGCGACTTAGTGCATCCGAACGACGCAGGGCACTGGTTCCGTGGCTCCCGTCTCGCTGCGGCCATTTCTGAGCTGACAGGTTTTGGCATCGCAACGCCGTACCGAGATGCTCTGGACAATCTCAATTTTAGCGCCGGAGACGTCACGACGCTTCCTGCTGGAAGTCCGGCGACAGCCACACTGAGAGCAACACCGACCGGGCAAAAGCTGGATTTGGGTATACCAGCAGGTGGTTCTTCCGTTATCAGTGAAGGTAATGGATTTGTTGCAGTTGTTGCCCGAATGCAGTCTGCCGCGCAGTCTGTACCAAACGCCACGGATACAGTCATTAACTACGACACAGCGGACTCATCGCTGGAACTGAATCCGGCGAGCGCTGGCATTTCGTTCGCAAATGGTCGTGTGACAAACACATCAACAGCAAGTATCACGCTCCTCGTTTCCGCACAGAACGTATGGCAGCAGAATACTGCCGGATATCGTCAGATGTGGCTGCGAATGAAGGACGGAACGCGCCTGGGAAGTTCTCAGGCAGGCGGTACGGCTGGCGAAGGGACGATGATGAACATCGAAACTGTCGTCACGCTGAAGCCCACAGAGTACTTTGATGTCATGGGTTGGCAGGATTCCGGCGGAACGCTGAGTATCAACGGAACAAGCACCGGACTGACTGCGCCATATGTCGGGCGATTGCTGATTGCGCGACTGCAAGTTACGGGTAATAACAATATCGCTATCGGCACTGTAACCACGCTGGCGGCTGGTGAGCCTGCGCGGGCAGAGATTACTGGTAACGCCCCTAATCAGGTGCTCAACTTGTGGCTTCCGGAGGGTGCTCCGGGAACAGGTGGCGGTGGTGCTCCGCTTGCAACAAACTATGACAAGCTGGACACAACGAAAGCACTGACGGGTGCAGCAACTGAACCTCGCATTTTGTCGGCGATTTCGGAAGCGCAGGCGACTCGTCGCCAGGTTGGCGTCTGGAACGCGGCAACAAACACCCCAACACTCACAAACCCGCCGACTACATTTAGCGGAACTGCGCTGAAGGTGGGTGATTTTGTTGAAGTTACGACCGCTGGAACGCAGTTTGGTATCGCCTGGGCCGTTAGTGATATTGCAAAGGTCGTACTGGCAAATGATGGCGTCACCCTGGCCTGGTACAAAGACCCTGTCCAGATGGACAAGTTTGACAGTAAAAACGTGTGGGCGTCTCAGGCGGCAGGTAGTGACGCAAACTCAGGCTCGCTGTATCGTCCGAAGGCGACCTTGACGGGGGCGCTATCCGTTGTGGCCCAGCCTGGAGATATTAATCTTGCATCCGGTAGTTACACGGCGACTGCGCTGTCAGTCAGCAAGCAGAACATTAATATCATCGGTCGTGGCGTTAACAGTAACAACAACGTTGAAATCGTTGGCAGTATCACAACCGCCGCAACACGCATCAGACTGAAAAATGTGTTCTTCACGAACGCTGCTTCACCAGCCTTTACGTGGAACGAGTCCGGTGGAGCGCACCATCTGGAGCAGGTTGCCATATCAACCGGGCAGGCAGGTGCCGCGTTTGTCGCCAGCGCCACAGCTAGCGGGTTTGCAACTATTGCGAACTGCGACTTTACAGGCTCAATAGCTGCATCGAGCGTTGTACTTAATAACCTCAACGCCGGGCTGGCGTGCTCAACGACAATTGTGAACACAAGTGGTGTCCGGTTGAGTGTGGGAGCAGGGCATACGGTATATATCCTTGCATGTTCGGGTCTGCAAATCGTCAGCAACAACGGGACTGTTGTATATCTCGATAACTTGCTTGTTCGCTCAGTATTGACAAGTCAGGCGCAACTCACAGCGCTTCTTGCTGACACATCGACTTCGACGGACGGCTACTACATCTGCGACTTTGCATCGCCGACAGTAGGGGCACGAGGGGATTTGCTGCTTAAAATCTCCGTAAATGGCATCGCAACGAGTGTGGCCGTACATCGCAGTTACGCGAACTGCCCTGCGACACTGCCCGTAATGTTCGGAGCCACGACGCAGACGCTGTTTAAGTACAGTAGTGGATGGAAGAACCTGGGGGATATATACCCAGCATCATCCACAATTACGGCAACGCGGACACTGACAGCGTGGGGTGGGTTCTACGATGTTACTGCGGGTACAACAGCAGTCAACATCACGCTCCCTGCTATCACGACAACGGTTGATTTTTCTCAGGTACAGTTTAGACGTACAGAGAAAACAACGGGGACGGTGACGATCACTCCGCCATCAGGCGTGACAATTAACGGGAGCGCGTCAGTCAGGCTGGAGCACGGTCAGATTGTAAAAATCAGGGCTGTCAGCACAACGGACTTGCTTGCTGAGTTCTCTGAGCGCATCCCGGCTGTATGTCTGATCGGGAAGCGGTATAACGGTCAGTTGTCTGGTAACAACTGGTGGGGAATCCAGTTCCCGTCAAACGCTGCGGGCTTCAGTAAGACTGACCCTCTGGCAATGCACAATGCAGGGACAGAGTGGCGCATCGATATCAAGCGTTCTGGCACGTATGAGATATCCGCTGGCTATCGAGTTCAGGATACTAACAACGTAACTCAGACTGGGATCTGGCTGAAGATTAACGGTGCAGATAGCGGACTAAACACGTGGGTAGAAAACGCCACATGGTCGCAAAACATTTGCCAAGCGACATGGACTGTTAATCTGAACGCCGGGGACTATCTCGAAGTCTTCGGACAGCCCGCATCGAGTACGTCAGGAACAATTGATATCCAGTGGGCCTACTTCAACGCAAAAATGTGGTGACAACCAACCCCGCTCCGGCGGGGTTTTTAATGGTGGAAAAATGAAACTCATTGATAACGCGCCACATCTCTGGAAGATGTGGTCGGTACGTATCATGGCTGCTATGGCACTGGGTGCATCAGTCTGGGATCAGATCCCGCCGGATGTTAAATCACTAATCCCGCAAAACTGGTTGCCGTACATCGTCTCTGGTGCTTCTGTGCTCGGCATCATTGCGCGAGCTATTAAGCAGTTTGACAAAAAGTGACAACAGAAAAGTCCTCGCTTCGGCGGGGATTTTTTTCATCAAACTATCGCCATGCCCGGCGCACTCAAAACACAAAGCCTTACAGAAATAAGTCTCGGAGAAACACCGTTATAAGCGGCGGCTTCTTTGTGGGCGGTCTTTCTGGGCAACGAGGCTTATTTCTATAAGGTAAACGCAATGACACACCCAACAGTTGTTGTAAATGGCGTATCAGTCAGAGTTGATAGTGAAGGACGATACAACCTTAACGATCTTCATGCGGCTGCTCTCGCAAATGGTGAGGCAACAGAACAGCAGCGACCAAGCCAGTTTTTACGTAGCGCTCAGGTTAAGCGGTTCATAAAAGCCATGAAAGCCAGAGTGCAAAAAAGCACTCTGGAACAAATTCAACCACTTAAGGTTATTAATGGTGGTGGAGAGCCTGGTGTTTGGGCTGCTGAACTCCTTGCCATCCGATACGCGGCATGGATTAAGCCGGAATTTGAAATCCGAGTTTATGAAACATTCCGAGAATCAGTATTGAACGGGATAGGAAATATGAATCGCCTTAACCGGCTTGACCTGCTTATCGACATGGAGACGAAAGAGGTTAGCGACTGCGCCAGGGTAATGAATAAATGGGGCGCTGGCGGGCGTAAACAACTTCTTAATGCAGCACGAGAACGAATTATCGACCAGATGGACCCGGACATGATCGCCATCATGCAGGGGAAAGTAGCATAAACATGACCAAATACCCGATAGCCGCTCTCATAGCGGCTTTTTAACATCCGGAGTTCAAAGTGGACGACATTGATATTTCACATCTCGACTTTTCCGAAGCTGAGAAGAAAGCAAACGAAGTAGCTGATCGCACAGAGAGCGTGGACGACAGCGAAGAAGACTGCGATGGGTGCAAGCTATGACAACTCAAAAACTGACACTAACTACTCAGTGGCAGCAAATCAGCGATGGAACGGAAACGAAATCCGTGCAGGTTTTATCTGGTGCTATTCACTTATTTGATTCTGATACAAAGCCGTCTTCGTCAGATTACGGGCATGTTATCAGCGGATGGGTAAGCGTAACGCCGCCGACAAAAGCTTGGGTGCGTGCTGCTGGCTCTCAGCATGCCATATTGGCTATTAGCTAATTGGATCGCAAAGAGGCTACCAATGTCCGACATCTACCAAATCACGCTAACTACACAGACAGGCGAAACCTTCACGGGCAAGATGTCACGACGTCAGCCTGAGCTGGTTAACGGGTTTGTGCCGCTGGCGACGGAAACGGGCGAGTGGCTGTATTTCGCTCCTGCCGATGTAAAGCGCGTGGAGTTCACGCCGGTACCGGAACAGCAGACCGAACAAACGACGGAGTAACAAATGAGCAAACCAGATTGGGAGGCCATTGAGTCGGCTTACCGGGCTGGCTCATTGTCCATCCGCGCAATAGCTGATAAGCATGGTGTAAGTGATACTGCTATCCGTAAGCGAGCAACACAGAACGGATGGCAACGAGACCTCACGGAACAGGTTCAGAAAGCAACACGACAGAAGCTTGTTCGCAAAGAGGTTCGCAATGATGGTTCGCGCGAACAGGTGCGAACTGATGAAGAGATCGTTAATGAAGCGGCTGATGAAGCGGCAGCGATAGTCCTTGAGCATCGTGTAGATTTGGCGCGCTGGCGTCGTATCGCAAGTAAGCTTGGCGACTTCCTGGATGATGTGGACTTCACTGAGGAAAACCATGCCTCTCTGGCTCGCTCACTCGTTGCAGGTGTAGATGCGCAGATTAAAGTCATCAAGGCAGAGCGAGAAGCCTACAACATCGATAACGGCGACAAGAACAACGATACCGACAGTATCTCTGACCTGATGGATTCACTGTCTCAGGGGGCGTAATGAAACCTGAGCACATCAAGCTGCTGTCCGATAAAGACTGGCGGCTGAACAATCTCTACTGGATCACCGACAAAGAGGGAAAGCCAACGCGGTTCAGGATGACGCCTGAGCAACGGGAATACTTCGAGGGGATCCACACCCGCAACATCATCCTGAAAGCTCGGCAACTCGGCTTCACAACTGAGGTGTGCATCATCCAGCTCGACGCGGCCCTATTCGAGTCGGCGAAGTGTGCGCTAATTGCCCACACGCTGAATGACGCAAAGCGCCTGTTCCGAGAAAAGGTGAAGTACGCATACGACAAGCTGCCGGCAGAGATAAAGGCTGCCAACCCGGCGAGCAATGATTCGTCTGGTGAGCTCGTCTTTAAGAAGGGCGGATCGCTATACGTCAGCACGTCGTTTCGTGGCGGTACGCTGCGCTACCTGCACGTTTCCGAGTTCGGGAAGATATGCGCCAAGTATCCGGACAAAGCCCGTGAGATCGTCACTGGTGCGTTTGAGGCGGTATCGACTGGATGCTTCGCTACTATCGAGAGCACAGCCGAGGGCCGGGCGGGTTACTTCTTCGATTACTGCCAGATGGCAGAGAAAGCGTTGCTGCAGGGCAAGCCATTATCCTCGCTGGACTGGAAGTTTTTCTTCTTCTCCTGGTGGAAGAATCCGCAGTACGCAATCGACCCGGTGGAATCACTGCCGGAGCGCCTGCTTGAGTACTTCGCTGAAATGGCGGCGAAGCACGGCGTAGTCGTCAATGAGCGCCAGAAAGCCTGGTATTACGCCAAAGAGAAAACGCTCGGCGACGACATGAAGCGCGAATACCCGACCATTCCCGCCGAGGCGTTCCAGCAGTCGGTCGATGGCGCGTATTACGCCAAACAGTTCCGATGGCTCTACACCAACAAGCGGATCGGCCAAATCCCTGATAACTCACACCTGCCGGTGCACACGTTCTGGGATATCGGCGTTGGCGACTCCACGGCGATCTGGTTCGTTCGCGAGGTTGGCGAAGAGTTCCACATCATCGACTACTACGAAAACTCCGGCGAGGGGCTGAGGCACTACATGAAGGTGCTGAAAGACCGCGGCTATGAGTACGGCGAGCACTGGGGGCCGCACGACATCGAAAACCGTGAGTTTGCCGCTGATGCTAAGTCACGCAAAGAGCTTGCGCGTGAAGGTTACGAAATCGATGGTCAGATGTACTCACTGAATTTCAAAGTGGTGCCAAAAGCTGGCATCGATACCGGCATTGAGTCGGTGCGTGAAATCCTCCCGAAATGCGTATTCGATGAGGAGAAATGCTCAGAAGGTATCTCTCACCTTGAGGGCTACCGGAAGGAGTGGGACGACAAGCGCGGCTGCTGGAAAGACAAACCTCTCCATGACGCCACCTCGCACGGTGCTGACAGCTTCCGTTACTTCGCAGTGACGAAGAACAACCGTAAGCAGGTCGGCACAGTATTCTTCTAAGGAGCATCGCCAGTGAGCGAACAAGATAACGGCCTTCAACTGGCTGTGAACAACCTCGCCACTGAAATGAGGCGAGCGAATTACCTGAATGCCATCGGCATCGGTGGCGGCAACACGAAGCGACCGACGCTTTACCAGGAATTTGGCTACCCGCGCACGATCATCTTCAACGACTTCTACAACATGTACCGCCGCAACGCCGCTGGCTTCGCTGTGGTACATCGGCTGCTGGATGGTTGCTGGCAGGACTATCCGGTCATTGTCGACGGTGATGAAGCGCAGGAAGCGGAGAAAACAAACGCCTGGGAAAAGAAAGTCACCAAGTTCATGAAGAAGCTGTGGCCGAAGGTGAAGGATGCCGATCGTCGCAATATGGTCGGGCGCTACTCCGCGCTGCTACTGCAGGTGAAAGACAATAAGTCTTGGAACAAGCCAGTAGATACCAAGCTGGTGAAATCCCTGGGCGAGTCAGCTCTGGTAAAACTTATCCCGGTATGGGAGCCGCAGTTAACTGTCGCCGAATGGGATAACGACCGTCAGTCAGAAACGTTCGGCCAGCCGAAGATGTTCAACTTCAACGAGCAGCCGGTCGGCGATGAGCTTTTTGTCGGGCCGATGCGCGGAGAACCGGTACACCCAAGCCGCGTTATCCTGTTCTGCGAAGGGTCTGAATACGAAAACGTCCTGTCCGGCATCCCGCTGCTGGAGGCTGGTTTCAACAAATGCCTCGATCTTGAGAAGATTTCAGGCGGTGGCGCTGAGGGCTTCCTGAAGAACGCGAGCCGTCAGATCGCCGTCGAATTCAGCAAAGAAACCGATATGAACACGCTGGCAGACCAGGCTAAGAAGGCTGGCTATGCCGATCTCGGCGAAGCGATGGGCGACAAGGTCAACAAGCTTAATCGTGGTACTGATGCGGCGGCCGTAATGCAGGCCGGGCAGATGCGCGTTCTGAGCGTTACGCCCGGCGACCCGGGCCCAACGTGGGAAGTCACCGCAAACGAACTGGCCGCCTCTGTGCAAATCCCGTTCACCATCCTGTTCGGTCAGCAGACCGGGCGCCTGGCGAGCGACGAGGATAAAACGGACTGGGCTATTCGACGCAACACGCGTCGCAATGGCTTCCTGACAGACCGGATCACCGCGCTGCTTGAACGCTTCTGGACGCTTGGGATTATCGACCCACCAACCAAAGGTGAGGTCACCATTTCGTGGAGCGACCTGCTGGCACCAAGCGAGAAAGAGAAGATCGAGAACGCTTCGAAACTCGCTGACATCGTGCAGAAAACCACGCCTTACTATGGTGGAGACGCGCCGTTTACCGCAAATGAGTTGCGCGAGATTGTGGGGCTTGACCCGCTACCGGAGCCAAAAGAACCACCGAAACCGGATGAGAAGGTGACTACCGATGATCCACTGGCCGATGACACCAGAACAGACGGCAAAGGTGGGGCTGCCGATAGTTCCGCGCAGCAAGGTTGACCCGACCCGATCGGCAAAGCAGGTAACCGAGATGTTCCGGGATATCGAGGAGCGGTATCTCGGCATTAAGCGCGCGCTGAAAGCCCTGTTCGACCTGCGCCTTACTGGGCGTGAGCGCGAGGTAAACAGCCATAACTGGCACTTCCTTTGCCACGACCACGGCGAGGATTTGCGGCTCTACCAGGTCAACGCCGGCAAGTTCATCTACGACATGTCGGCGCAGGAACTGGCTGACCTGCTGGAAGCGGTGCAGGCTATTCTCGACGACCATCTGCTGGATGGGGGCGAGCAAAACCTCTGGGCGATGGATTACGTCGTCGCAGAAGCTCAGCGCGGCACGCTGGAGGCGTTCAACAACCTCTCGCAACAGTCGCAGGTGTACGCCAGTCAGACGACGCTACAGCAGCTTTTAAGCAGCCCTGGATACCTGAACCAGATAGCGGCGGCCAGGCTAACAACATTCAGTGACTGGAAGGTCATCAGCGACACCGCCCGCGGCGATTTAACCAATATCATTACCGATGCGGTGGCGCGGGGCGTAAACCCGAGGGAAACCGCCAGCGTTATTAGCAAGCGCCTCGATGTGTCCATGTCGAAGGCGAAGACCATCGCTCAGACTGAGCAGGTCGGCGCGCTGCGACAGGCGCAATGGAACGAAACGGACTGGGCAGCCGAAAGGCTGGGGCTAAATACCGGCCTGCTGTGGCTGTCAGCGCTCAAGCCAACGACGCGAACCTGGCACGCCAGCCGTCACGGCAAGGTCTACTCCACCGAAGAGGTGCGAGACTTCTACGCAGAGAACGGCAACCGGTACAACTGCTACTGCAGCCAGATACCGGTGCTGCTCAACGACGACGGCAGCATATTCAATGACGGGCTGGCGGATAAGCTGGCAGCCGAACGTAAACAATGGGCTAAAGCAGCCTGAAAATCAGAGGACGCAACGTGAAGCTATCCAGCATTCATGTAAAAAGCCTCGCCATCAACGCCTCCAACATCTCAACGACCACCATCAACGGCCAGGAACACTACGTCATTCGTGGCGCGGTCCCGATCGTCGATGACATCGTGATGAATGGCGGCCTGTACCCGGCGGAGGAAATTAACAACAGCTACCAGACGATGGAGCGCAAGTTAATGCCGATCGGACACCCGATGGTGAACGGCAAATACGTCAGCGCCAACGACCCGCAGGCGGTGAACGATTACTACGCCGGAGCGTGGGCTCAGAACGTCAGCAAGGCCAACGACAAGGTCGTGATGGACGTTTACGTCAATAAGGCTGTAGCAGATACCAAGCCTGACGGTAAGCGCCTTATTCAGCGCCTGGACGACATGATTTCCGGCAATAACGCCGACCCGATTCATGTCTCTACCGGTCTGCTGCTGAACAAAGAGCAAAAGGCCGGGGAGTCGAAGCAGAAGAAATACTCCTGGGTCGCTCACAACATGCAGTTCGACCACATCGCGATCCTGCTCGACGAGCCAGGCGCCGGTACGCCGGATGAAGGCGTCGGTATGTTCGTCAACGCTGACGGTCAAGAAGCTGACGTTGAATCGACGAGCCTCATCGACGCGGCTAACAGCATGAAAGACGGCTGGTGGAACAAAGTGAAGTTCTTCATCAGCAACGCTTCAGAGATGTCCTTCGACGACATCTACCAGGCGCTGCGCATGTCTATCAAGCAGGACGAAAAAAAGTGGCGATACGTCGTCAGCGTCTGGCCTGACCATTTCGTTTACGAAGAGGATGGCGAAAACTCCAAGCCGAAGCTCTTCGACCAGAAGTACCTCATCTCTGACAAGGTCGTAACGCTTGTCGGCGATCCAGTAGAAGTCGTGCGCAAACCAACTGAGTACGAAGTCAAAACCAACGGAGAAACAAACCCGATGAAAGAGAAGATGATCGCCGCGCTCAATGCCGCAGGCGTTAAAACCGAGGGGCTGACCGACGATCAGGTCTGGGATGCCTACAACCAGCAGATGCAGAAGAAAGATGGCGGCGGAGACCCGGGCCAGGCTCAGTTTAATTCCGATGCTATTACTGCCGCAGTGAATCTGGCACTGAAGCCGCTTACCGATGAAATCAGCACGCTGAAATCTCAGCTGCAGGCAAACGCAGAAAGCGACCTGAAAACCAAACGTGACGCTGTAAAAGCGAAATTCTCGTTCATGACAGAAGCTGCGATCAACTCGCTGGCTGGCGACGCGCTGAACGACTTGTACTCACAGTGCCAGACCAGCACCGGTCTGAACCCTGCATTCCAGGGGAATGGCGCTCAGAGTGAAATCCTTAACATGGAGGCACCTGAATAATGGTTCTCGCACCTCGTTTCCATACCGTAATCGCGGGCCCGGCCCGTAAGAATGACCCACAGGTCATTGAAGCAATCATGGCGGCGGCCGTGAAGCCCGGCTCACTGGTGATGCTCGACAGCACCGGGAAACTGGCGGTTCACAATGTCGCTGGTGGTGCAGGCGTTGCTCTGGCTCTTCAGCACAACTATATCGGCGGTGGTGACATTCGCGACTCGGTTCCTGCAGGTGATACCGGCGCGGCCATCATGTGCGAAGACGATGTGGATTACCACATGCTGGTCAAAGCAGACGAAGTGTTGCTGGAAAACGAAGGCCTGGTTTCTGCCGGTGACGGCACGCTTGCCAAGGCAACAACGCCAGCCACCGACCAGGTCCTCTTCTATTCACGCGAAAAAATCACCGTTGGAGCTGAAGCTCAGCTCGTGAAAGTTCGTAAATCAGGGAAAGCAACCGCATGAGCATGATCGTATTCAACAAAAAGCTGATCACCGAGCACAACCAGGTGAAGCAGGCATGGAATCAGCTGCTGATGCAGCGTGAATCCTTCAACATCAACCAGAACACCATTTCAGCCCAGTACGGAGGTGCGCTGGAAGTTAACCAGGCCGCGCTGATTTCCAAAGACTATTGGCGCGAAGTGGACAACATCACGACCCGAGTCTTCCGTAATGACGAAGGCAACGGCCTTCTGGATGATCTGCTCGGTCTCGGTATGCCGATTTCTATCGGCAAGACGGCGGCGCTGTACCGCGTTTCCAGTGACGCTGGCAAGGTACATCGCTCACTGACGGGCCACGTGCCGGAAGAGCTGGATAAAGTCATCTACGACGAAGCTGGTGACCCAATCCCGATCTTCAACACCGGCTACGGCCGTGAATGGCGTGAATGGAACGGCATGCAGTCGGAAAACCTCGACGCGATGGCTGATGATCAGGAGGCGCACGTTGCGGCTATCCGTGAAGACATGGCTGACTACATGCTGTCAGGCGATGCGAAGGTGAAGGTGAAAGGGTATGTCGGCGCAGGTATCACCAACCACGCCAACACCAACCAGGTGGATCTGAGTGCGTCTGGTCTGAATATTGACCTCACCACCTCGACTCCTGATGAATCAGTTGCATTCTTCACCGGCCCATTCGCCAAGCTTTTGGATGATAACTACGTTCAGGAGAAGGTTAAACTGTGGGCGTCGCCGGATATCATGCGCAACCTGAACCGACCGTATTCCGATGCAGCCGGATTCAAAGAAGGCACTGTGCTGGAATACATCCTGCGCTATGGCCGCATCGAGTCGTTTAACCAGACCTTTAAACTGACCGGTAACCACTTCATCGCTTACGTGCGCAACTCTCAGTACATCAAGACGCGCATCGCCGCGCCGGTGGGTACCTTCATGATCCCGCGTCAGAATCCGTTCGACAACTACAACTCCCTGGTCTGGAGTGCTGTCGGTCTGCAGATTAAGCGCGATTTCAACGGTCGTTCTAAAGTGTTCAACGCACAGGGTTAAGGGGCTTCGGCCCCTTTTCTTCGGGAGAGAGCATGAAAAAGTTAAAAGTCGAGAAGGCCGGTTGCTGGGGAACGATTAACGGCGTATTCCAGCAACTGCCGGTGGGCCATGAGTTCGTTGCGGTTGGTGTTCCACCTGCTTTCGCTGGCCGCGTATCGGTCGTCGGCGAAGTTGAAGAGCAGGAGCTTGAAGTTGCCACACCTGGTGCTGACGAAAAACCTGCAGAGCAGGCAGAGCAGGCAGAGCAGGCAGAGCAGGCAGAGCAGGCAGAGCAGGCAGAGCAGGCAGAGCAGGCAGAGCAGGCAGATACTTCCGCTAAATCGAAAAAGGCGAAATAACCATGGCTGACCCAATCACAGCGGCAGAAGTGCAGGCGTTCCTCGGTGAATTGGGTTACTCCATACCGGGCGCGCTGCTGGATCCGATTCTCTGCGTGGTGAACAAGATTATCCCGTGCCTCGATGGTGCGGGGTATGACGAGTGCACCGCGAAGCTGATCCTGATGTATGCCGCCGCGCTTATGGCTACGTCGTCCGGCGCGCGCCGCATCAAATCGCAGGGTGCGCCGTCTGGCGCGTCCCGCTCATTCGATTACGGTGCTGACAGCATCACGTGGCTACGCGACTCGCTGGCCCGGCTTGATACCAGCGGTTGCACCGGTGAGTTGCCGATCAGCGCAGGTAATAGCGTCGGCCTGTTCATGGTGGTCGGAGGCTGCTGATGACGTACAAATCAGTTAAGCATGGGCTACCGCGCTCATTCACCCGCGTCTGGGTGATGACCGATACCGGTCGGGAGACTACGGGCTACGTTAAGTCGGACGGCGAGTGGCATATCAACTGCCCGCGCATCCGGGCGACTGGCGCGAAGGTGCTGCGCTGGAAGGAGGGCTGATGTCATCGGTAGCGAACTGGAGCTATACCGCGACGGCAACCATCTGGCGCAAGCTGGAAGGCAATGACGAATACGGCGATCCGCTGGGCTATGCCGAACCTGAGCAAATCCTCTGTGATTACGAGGGCGGGCTCAGTAAGAAGTTAGCCAGCCTTGGCGCTGAAATCGTAGTGAAGAACACCGTCTGGACGGAGTTTGCGCTTGCTGCCGCCGGTGATTACCTGCTGATTGGCGTATCGACCGAAGCTGACCCGGTTGTCGCCGGTGCCGACGAGGTGCGGCAGGTTATCCGTTATGCCGACACGTTTGAGCGCCTGGCGGATGATTACGCCATCCTGACGGGGGTGTAGCCATGGGCATCAAAGTACGCGGCGTTAAGCAGTCGAAAGCCGGGCTCAACCGCATTATCAACGACGTGAAAGGGCGCAAGGTTGTCCGGGCATTACAGTCAGCGATGATAATCGGCAGCTCACAGGCCGCACTTTACACGCCGATCGACACCTCAACACTACTTAATAGTCAGTATCGGGAGTTGATAAACAACGGCGTTCGGCTGACAGGTCGGGTGGGATATACGGCCAACTATGCTGTTTTCGTTCACGATCCGAATGTGCCGCAAACCTTCCGTCGCGCCACCGCGCAGAAAGAGTTCCTCACCAAAGGCTTTGAAGACACCCGCAGCCAGATTGATGCCGTGATGCGCAAGGAGCTTTCAGTATGACACCTGCCATGTATGAGCGCGTGCGTAACTACTTCGTTGATGCCGGGCTTACCACTGGCTTCATTGTTCAGTTGCTGGCTTGGGACGACACAACGAAGTTAACCGACGCATTCATCGTGTTCCGGCCTAACGGCGGCACCGACATCAGGAATGACCTCGGATCTGACCACTACGTGCTGGTGGATGTCATTTCCGCCAAGGATAAACGACGCGCAGCCGCTGAGAAGGCTCAGGAAATTATCAATTATGTCGAACAGAACGACATTACCGACGAATGCCTTGGCCTGATTCAAAACCTCGGCAATATGCCAGCACCAATCCTGACCGAAGAGGGGCGCCTGGTCTTCCGACTCCAGTTCATGTGCGTCTACGGCGAATAACCCCATCACCAACCCATCAGGCTGCCATCCGGCGGCCTTTTTTATTTGAGAGGTACACATGCAAGGCTGTGCTAATGATTTTGGCAAGCTGATCGGGAAAGTAGCTGTGCTACGCATGGCCTTTGGCTGCCCCGACGCGGTGCCAGCGCTTTCCGAGTGGAAGCGTCTCGGCGCTATGACGACCAAGGGCATCGACTATTCGATGAACACCATCAACTCCGAGGCAGATGATGCTAAAGGGCTGGTGGAGAACCTGGTCAACAACATGGATCTGACGATCTCCGGCGAAGGGGAGTTTCGTAAGTCTGATAAAGATAACGAGATCGGCGCGTGGCGTCTGTCGAAGTACATCTTTGACGAAGTTCAGGCGGGTCGCCAGCCTAACCTGTGGGTGCGTTTCGACTTCGCGGGTGAGAACGCCGGCACCTACATCCAGGGCTACATGAACACCACTTCATGGTCTGGTGACTTCGGTACCAACGATATTTCCACCTTCTCCGGCGAGTGGAAGGTATACGACGCCGACACTGTCGTGTTTGAAGTCGCTGATTCCATCGCGGCCACTGGAGTTGAAGTTACCCCTGCAACTGCATCTCTGGTCGTTGGCGCAACCCAGCAGCTGAGCGGTGCAGTTCAGCCAACCGATGCGACTAACAAGGCAATCACCTGGACGACTTCAGCGGCGTCTATCGCCACTGTCAGCTCAACTGGTCTGGTAACGGCCGTCGCTGCAGGAACCGCGACAATTACGGCCACTACCGCAGACGGCAATTTCACCGATACCTGCGCTGTTACCGTTACTGCCGCACCGTAATCACTACAAAGGGCGGCGTGCTGCCCTTGATAATGGTTATGGAGAGCGATATGACCCCACTGAAAGAAATTGGCGAGTGCCTGATAGGTGCTGGCGGCCGTGAATACTTCTTCCGCCCGTCTTTCCGCAACATGACGAGAATAGGCGAGCCAGAGCATATCGTCCGCACGTTCTATGCGCTGTTTAATGACGACGTTGCGAAAATGCTAGAGGCTGCGCGCGAAATTCACAGTGCGATACCAGAGCATCAGCGCAATTTTTACGCCCACTACTTCGGCGACGTAACATACCCGCGGTGGTCGCTTGAGGCGGCAGGTTCAGCAGCATTCCTCCGTGAAACTTTGCTATCCGCGATTAACGTCATCCAGTCCTGCTGTGACGAGGACGTTTCTGAACTGACAGGATGGCATGAACCTTCACGTACTGGTAGGCGCACATTCGTATGGCGCCGCGGCGCACTGCCGCCGGAGAACCTTGTCCTGATCGCTCAGTCTCTGATTATGCATGGCATCATCGGCCGGGCAAAAGTTAGAAAACTGCAGAAGCACGAAAGCAAGGAAACGACGGCTGAGTTTCATGCTACTGAATACATCATGGCGGCGCGAAATCATTTCGGAATCAGCAGGGAGGAGGCTGAAAACCTCACAATGACAGAATTTGCGATGATGCTTAACGCCAAATACCCTGACCAGAAAGGCTTCACCAGGGAGGAATACGACGCTGTTATGGACGATGACGATCGCCGTTGGCAGGAAATGATTGAGCGCGAAAAATCAGCAAAGAAAGCTGCCTGAGTTAATAATGGATGTAATGCAATCGCTTTGCCTGGCGTAAAATGGCAAGACAATAAAACTCAGGGGATAAGAGTGAAAAAAATACTTTTGGCTTTGGTGATTCCAATAGTTCTGGCTGGCTGTAAGCCGGGCGAGGAAAAGGCAATTTCTCTGGCGCAATCTGAAGTTTCAGCCAATCTACTGGATCCTGGCAGCGCTCAGTTCCGCAACGTGAAAGTAGCAAAAATGACTGATGCCGAAGACGGCCGTGTCATTGCTGTAGTTTGCGGGGAAATTAACGGAAAGAACGGTTTTGGTGCTTACGCTGGGTTTCATCCTTTCTTCGTTGAGCTAAACATGAAATCGAAAGGGATGTTCTCAAAAGGTGTCGACTACACCCTTGGTGATCACTTCCTCAGCTCGAAAGATACGCCACCACCGCCGGCCTACACCGAACGGTGCCAATAAACGACACGAAAAACTAACCCACCACTCGGTGGGTTTTTTATGCCCGGAGAAAACTGATGTCTGAGAAAGCAGGCGAGATCTATTACGACATCGAGGCCGATGTATCTGGCTTGCTCAAGGCGCAGGGAAAGGCCAATAAGTCGCTCGACTCCATCGGAAATTCTGCAACTACCGCAGCCAAGAAGATGGATGAGCTGCAGACAAATATCAACCGCGTGGCCGGTGCTATTGCGGCTTCACTCGTTGTTGACTGGGGTAAGGCGTTTCTTGTTGCCGCTGACAACATGAGTCAGCTAAACGCGCGCATTGAGCGCCTGACTGGCAGCGCTGCAGCGGCATCACAGACGATGCAGAATCTGATGCGTATCAGCTCGGCAACAGGAGGTTCGCTGCAAGACACCGCGAAGCTGTGGGAAACACTCAGCACGGCGTTGCGCGATACCGGAGCGACGAACGGTCAGATTATTCAGCTAACCGAGACTCTTCAGAAAATTGGGCGTATCGGCGGATCCTCATCAGAGGAAATGGCGAATGCTCTTCGTCAGTTCGGCCAGTCAATTTCATCAGGCACTGTCCGGGCTGAGGAGTTCAACTCCATCCTTGAGCAAATGCCGGAACTAGCGCGCCAGATCGCTGCCGGGATGGGCGTAAGCATCGGAGAGTTGCGCCAACGCATGCTGGACGGGAAGCTGACAGCAGAAGATGCGCTGAATGCCATTCAGAAACAGACCGGATCAGTCAACGCTGAGTTCGAGAAACTCCCGCGTACACTGTCGCAGGCAAATACCGCGCTGACAAACTCATTCCTGTCGATGATCGACTCCGTTAACCAGGCAACTGGCGCAAGCTCTGGCATGGTAGCCGTTATTGACTCGTTGACGGCTGCGCTCGACAGGCTTGTCGGGAAGGCAATTTCTGCCGATGCACAGATTTCTGATCTGAACAGCACGGCTGAAATGTTTACCCGCCGGGCCCGCACTTGGTCATGGCTTGGGCTTGATGGATGGGAGGCGCAAAACAAAGCGCTGGCCGGTCTGAGCAATAAAGCCGCCATGCTGGTTGGCGATATGGCCGCTGTTAAAAATGCATCTCAGGCCGCAGCAAACACAAAGCCCATTGAGATTAAAACCACTGGCGCGGCTACTGGCGGCAAAGCGAAAGGCGGTAAGTCTGCGGCTCAGAAAGAGGCTGAGCAGTACGCAAAAGCGCAGGAGTCCGTCAATGAGAAACTTGACGAACTCCGTCAGAAAGCGGAGCTCTCAGCAACCAGTGTTGGTGAGTTATCGCGTGCGCAGGCCGTGCTGAATGCACAGCAATCACTTGGCAATAGCGCCTCGCAAGATCAGATCATACTTGCAGGACAGCTTGCGGCTAAGGCCTGGGATAACGCCAATGCTTTGCGCGAGCAGGCAAAGGCAGAAAAAGCACGCACTGAGGCTGCCAGTAACTTTAGCGCCATCCAGGGTAAAACCAGTAAAACTGCAGGTTTGGATAGCCAGTATCAAAAGGACATTGCTGATATCCAGCTTTACGCACAGCTTTACCCTCAAAAAATTGGAGAAGCTGAAGCCGCAAGGGCGGCAATAGAGCAACAGTACCGCACGCAGCGTAATGCAGCGATGTGGGATGAGTGGTCTCAGCAGAATCTTGCCACTCAGGCCGCATCGGCAGCGTTTGAGGCTTTCGGCAACAATGCGTCCAATGCACTGACCGGTATTATCACAGGCAGCATGAGCGCATCAGAAGCCCTCCAGTCAATTGGTAGTACTGTTCTGAATAGCGTCATCAACACATTCGTTCAGATGGGCGTTGAGTGGGTGAAATCAGCAGTGATGGGGGCTGCTGCGCAAACCTCTGCGATTGCCACAACTACTGCGGCGCAAACCGCAGGCTTGGCGACAACAACCGCAGCAAGCACCGCTGCGGCCACGACAACTATGGCAGTCTGGACGCCAGCTGCAGCTGTCGCCTCAATCGGTTCTTTTGGCGGCGCGGCGGCTATTGGTATTGCAGCCCTTATTGCTGCTATGGCGATGGCTGGCGGTATTGCCGGGAAGCGTAAGAATGGCGGACCGGTATCAGCAGGTTCTATGTACCAGGTAGGTGAGGGCGGCATGCCTGAAATCTACCGGGCCAACAATGGCAGCCAGTACATGATCCCCGGCGACAACGGGAAAGTCATCAGCAACAAGCAGATGAATTCCGGCGCCGGCAGTAGTTCAGTGCCTGTCACAATCAACATTCAGAACTATACCGGAGCAACTGTCGACGCGCAGGCGACACAGAACGGTAACGGTGTGACGATCGATATGATTGTTGCCGATATCAGCCAGGGCGGACGCATCGGCCAGGCTATCCAGCAAAATCACCAGGCACCACGCAAAGCAAGGGGATAACATGCCAATTCCATACCCTGACTGGTTGCCGCTGGCCCAGAAAGGGAAATCACCAACCACCGATACCGGGTTTCGCGTCGACCAGTCGACGGTGGGCGCGCCGGTATTTCAGAAATTAACCGACGACCTGAAGACGTCTTTCTCCCTGACGTGGATATTCACCCAGGACCAGCACCGGGCATTCATGCAGTGGTTGCGCAGCCCTAACTACCTCGACAACTGCAATCAGTGGTTCACGATGCCGCTCGGCACCGGAACAGGAGATACCGGCGTTGAGGTGCAGGAATTACACTTTCTCTCCTGGCCGTCATGGTCACAGTCCGGGTCCATCTTCACGTGGAGCGGTGATGTCATTGCGCGCGAGCTGGTTAACTCCGATGACGAGTTTGACGACATCATCATTGAGCTGCCGCCACCTTGGGCCTCCTGGCTGGACATCATTGTCACTGGCTATCCTGACGGGCGCGACCCGGAGAGTTTACCGAAGGTGCCATAATGCCGACGCTCAGAGAATTTCAGAGCCGAAGGCCAAACCGAATCCTGTACGAAACCATCACGTTTTACAGCCCGGTCTTTGGCTATATCAGGCTCGTTAATAACCAGATTTTCTCCAAAACGCTCGGCGGCCAGGTATACACGCCTTGCCGCATGGAGTTAACGGAAAGCCAGCAGAGCAACACGCCGATCCTCGACAGCACCGTCAAATTTGGACGACTGGCGCAGGACTTTAAGCAGCAACTCAAGCAGTGGAAAGCCTACTCGCGCATCACGCCTATATCCGCAACTTATCAGCAATTTGACGCAGCCGACATGTCCACGGCCATCAAGTCATGGACGCTCTACGTCAGCGACTGCTCGATGGACGACAAGGACGTGACGTGCAGCCTGACGCGTGTTAACCCGCTTAACCGTAACGTCGGGCGGCTGTACACAGTCGAAGAATATCCGGGGCTCCAGAATGCTTAAAGACGATTTCCTATCGCGGGTTGAGGGCATCCACTGGAGTAACCGCGCCTGCAGCTTTGACGCTACTGACTGCTGGGGCCTGGTGGTCCTCTATTACCGCCACGTTCTGGGGATCGAAATTCACCAGACGGTGGATTACGAATCAGGGCGCGACTTCATGACGTGCTATGACTCTGATGTCGTGTTCTGGCGGCGTGCTGACACGTTCACCGATAACGGGATCTTCGTCGCCTGGGTTGGCAGCCAGCCTGTGCATGTCGGCCTGATTGTTGATGGTCGCGCGCTGCACAGCCGTGGGGGAAATGGACACGTCCGGTTCGACGCTATCAGGACAATACAGAAGCTATTCACCAGAGTGGAGTTTTACACCTATGCCGGTAATCGAGATTCAGCGCGTTCCGGGGATGCCGAAGGACCGGGCGATTGTTAAAGCCGGCACGTTATTTTCCGAGTGGCTTGAGCAGGAAAGTTTTCACCGCGATATTCGCATCAACGTTAACGGCAAAGAACTGCAACCAGATGATGAGCTGGAGTTTGCACTTCAGGACGACGACCGGGTAATAATTTTCGACCAGCCGAAGAGCGGCGGTCTTGTCGGCACGTTGCTAAACCCTCTTGAGCACCTGAATCCGATCAAGTTCACCCAAAAGGTTTTGTCTTCGCTGATGCCGAAGCCAAACACGAACGCCGGCGGAGGAAACAGTAAGACCTCACCTAATAACAGCCTGAAGGGGCAGACTAACATCGCGCGCAATGGCGAGGCGAAACCGGACAATTTCGGCCAGGTCCGCTCTTTCCCTGATCTGGCTCAGGAGTCGCTCTTTGAATACATCAGCAACCTGAAATACATCTCTGAGCTGATGGTGTTTGGCCTGGGGAAGTACGATGTAACGTCTGTTCGTTTCTCGGAGTCGAATCTTGGTTCTATGGCCGGTGCCAGCTACACCATTTACCAGCCAGGTGATGTCATACCGGTGGTAAATGAGGGATATCAGTTCGACGATGTCGACGGGCAGGAAGTACCTGGCCTGAACGAAAGCAGCGATTTCCCGATTGAAACAGCAACGGCAAACACTGTCATTAGTGGCGTTTATGCTGGTGGGCAGATTGCGATGAAAATCCTTAAACAGGCTGACTTCGACTACTTCGCCGATCTGACTTTGCCGCACCCGGTAACGTTCACCATTAACGTGACGTATCCGATCACCGGCGGAACGCGTACAGAAGACGTCACACTTTCCGGGCGTCTCATCAGTTTTGCTGAGACGAACGACGGCGCCGTTGTTAACCCGAAATATTACTACACTTTCACGTTTGACAATCTGAATGGCCCGTCTATCCCCATCCAGGATGCGACTATCAACACGACGAAATTCATTCTGAACGATAACGCCGCGCTGATCGTCGGTCCGTTCTTCTCGCCGATACCATCGAGTCAGCTGTGGTTGCATACCCAGTCCGGGCTCGGCGGGAACAGCGAAACGAACTGGGTGGTCAACATCTGGAAGGTCGACAATGACAACAACCTGATACCCGGAACAGAGCAGACGTTTACGTACCGGCAGACGACGCCACACGACTACATGTCGGAGACGTTTAACCGAACTGACAAACTCACCCCGGCGGCTGGGTTTGGGCGCTATGCGATTACCTTCCAGAGGACCGATAACAGCAGCGACGCCAGTAAACTTCAGGTCGAAGAAATCCATGCGGTAAACGTCAGGACAAACGTCGTTCACGCTGAAGATTCTCTGGTAATGGTGAAAGTCCGTGCCACTGAGAACGCCACGAGCGGGCGTGACAGGAAGTACAACGCGTTAATCACCCGCCACGTCATCAGCTACAACATGACGACGCAGCAGGTCGACTACACGCTCAGGCCATCGCGCAAGTTTGCAGATATTGCGCTGTTTAACTGGCTGGTGGTAGGGCAGCAGCCGGAGTCGAGCATTGATATTTATGGCCTGTACCAGATCCAGGCTGAAATCGACGCTATCGACCCGCGGCTGGGGTATTTCGATTACACCTTTGACGATGAGGATGTGTCGCTCGGTTCGCGCATGGAGACCATCTGCGATGCCGCCAGCGTGTCGGTTTACGACGACAACGGCGTGCTGTCATTCACCCGGGACAGCAAAAAGACATCTGCGGCCACGATATTCAACCGATCAAATACAAAGCCAGATGGTTATTCGCTTTCTTACGACATGACGCTCCCGGGCGGTTATGACGGCGTTGAGGTGCAGTTCCGCAACCCGGACACCAATAAGCAGGACTTTGTACGGTACCGGATATCCGGAAATTCCATCATTGAAGGATCGCCGGCCAAAGCGAAGAAGTTCGAAATGCTGTACGTCAGGAATCGCTTCCAGGCCAACGAGCGCGCGCTTCGGGAATGCAGGCGGCTTATCTACTCCCGTATGACGATGCAGGTAACAGCAATGGCGGACGGAGAGTGGGTAAACATTGGCGATATGGTTCAGGTGCCGGATACATACGATACCAACCAGCAGGCCGGTTATATCGTCTCTCGTGTCGGGAACGACTTCGAGACGAGTGAGCGCATCACCTTCTCCGGAACCATGTTTGTGCAGGTCACGGACTCGTACGGTGCCACCACGGCGCGATACCCCGCATCTCCTCGCGCTGATACTGCGTTCGGCTTTACCGCTGCTATCCCGAATATCGATCTCAACCTGTTTGATGGTTTCGACGTCCAGTCTCCTTCACGGTACGTGATCGCCACCTCACAGGAGCTGGATGCCGGGCAGTGGACTATCACCGCCAAGCAACCTGATGGAAAGGGTAGTACCGCATTAACCCTCGCTGAGTATAGCGATCTGATTTACCAATAAGACCCATCCCGATCACCCAGACCCGGTCACCGCGCCGGGTTTTTTATGGAATCAATATGGCTACTCAACCAACTCAAAACGCTGTACCAAGCGAATCACCCCGCGACCTGAAGTTTAACGCTGGAAAAATTGATGAGTTTGTCACTTCATTTGTTCAGCAATACATCGATCGTTTTGGCAAAGCGCACTATACGATTGAAGGTCTGAAGCAGTTAGTGCTTCAGCAGATATACAACCTTGGATGGAACCTGAGGGGCTCTTTCCAGGATGGCGGCACTGTGACGTCAGCTGGCGACCTTCTCCAGGATGAGAGCACGAATATTTGGTACCGCTGGGATGACCTCGAAACTTTGCCAAAAACCGTTCCTTCTGGCTCTACCCCAGCATCAGCTGGTGGTACAGGGGTTGGTAAATGGCAGCCGGTTGATGTAGCAGATGTCCTGCGTAAAGATCTGGCATCGTCATCACTTGGGAAGGGGGCTTCACTGGTTGTATTGGAAAGTGGTGATTCAGTCCAAAAGGCAATTAATAATATTTTGGCGATTCCACAGCGCTGCACACATGCTGCTAATTTATTAGCAGATGGAAGTTCTATCATTATTGAGTGCTTCGGTGACTCCACTATGTGGGGATCCATACCTGGTGCTACTACTACTCAGGACCCGAAAAACTCAGTTGCTGAGTTGCAGACAACGCTGAACCTTCTTTTCCCAGGAAAAGCCACTGTTCGTAATAAAGCATTACCTGGGACTAATCTCGAATCACTTCTAAATGGTACTGACGGCGGCCCCGGCACGTTTGATTCTAGAATGGCCGCCTCAGACGCGCTGGTTATATTCAGTAACCACTGCCTTAATGACTGCAACTCATATCAAAGCGATGAGCACGAGTATAAAGAGAATCTTTATAAATGGGTTAATATAGTAAGGAAATATAACAAGATACCAGTAATAGTCACTCCATCAATCATATCACCAACAGATGATGGTAAAGAGTATCAACAAAAGCGTATGCCTGCCTTCTTACAGGCACAGCGTGATGTGGCCGCGGAGATGAACGTCGACCTGGTGGATAATTTCTACTACTCGTATAAAACATCGCGCATGTATAAAGTTACTGATATTGCAGGTGACGGTGTTCACTTGACGCAGGCGTCCTACCAGGCAGCCGGGAGGAATTTAGCTATTCCACTTCTTGAACCTCACTTTTTAAATAAACCTGGTGACCTTGGCGGACTTGCAACATCTTACTGGAAAGACACGATTACCAATGCACGCGCTATCTTTAAAGTTGACTCACGATTTGGCTCTGTCTTGTCAGGTGATTCAATAGCTACGCCACAGAATATTTATTATCCAGTTGTTCTGGATAATCCAACCGATGATACAACTATAGCATTCGGTGGGCTGCAGGGTACCGGTGGCGGATACGGTGTATTCACGTATTCAGGTGCCAACGGTGACGCAAGATTTAGCGGAATTATTGACTTTAAACGCTCAAATTCTCAGGATTATGACGCCTTATTTATTCCTAAAATATGTAAGCTAGGTGCTGGGTTGCATATTCTTGGTGTGCTTTCTAGTACCGGTTTAAATGGCCTTAACTTCACTTTTGGAGGTGCTCAGCTTTTACCTCGTCGGGAAGTTAGCACTGGCTACCCAGACGGAACAGGTAGAGCTCAGTCAAGGTTAATTTGCACAGGAGATGAAATTCGTTTTTCTGCTTATTTTGCTAAAGATGCTAGCAGCCAAGTCGCATTTTCATTAAAGGGAAATTTGTATACAGATACATCAAATGCACTTGTAATTAATAATGCTCTTGGTGTTCTTACTATGGTTGCTGGAGGTGTTACAACCAGTATTGGAACGCTTACCCAAAGTGGTTTTCAGGATTGCAGGATCATTCTCAATGACGACAGAACCATCAGTGTTAGTGTCGGTGGATTTTCAGCGACATCTGCTGCCATGAGTGCGTCACTGCCAACTTGCTATGTATCCTCACCTGGGGTGTATAGCGTTAGAAAGCCATAGTAATTTGAATTAATACTGAAAAATTGTAGAATCTTTGCACTGAGGTTAGCAAGGATTCTACATGTTTTTTTCACGAAGAAAGTTAATTTCCATGATACTTCCTGGGGCTGTAGCAGCTGGCTCACTGCCGGCTTTTGCTGGAAGTAGCGCGCGCGGAGCATCAACACAATCTGTAACATTTGCACCAAGAGCAACAAAAGTTGCTAATACGTTGGCTGACGGCGGAAGTGTTGTTATTGACTGCTATGGCGATAGCACAATGTGGGGGTCATTACCTGGAGAATCTTCTAAGCAAGATATAAAAAACTCACCTGCATCTTTACTCCAGGCGCTGCATTTAATATATCCAAACCAGGTTAAAGTAAACAATAAAGCCATTCCCGGTACAACGATCAGGAACCTTATTTCAGGTCATGATGGAGGGCCGGGGCCATACGAAGGAAGAATATTAAAATCAGAAGCTGTTTTAGTTTACTGTAATCACTGCCTCAACGACTGCAATTCTCTTCAAAGTGATGAGCAGCAATATAAAGCTGATCTAATCGCTTTTATTGATATTACCCGTAAATATAACAAAATACCCGTCCTTGTAACCCCATCAATTATTTCTCCAGTCATAGACGGGAAAGACTTTATGATGAGAAGGATGCCAGCATTCATTCAGGCAATGAGAGATGTTGCGCAACTTATGAATGTTGATTTAGTCGATAATTATCACTACTCATACAAGACCAGCAGGATGATACCCGCATCAATGATAAATGGGGATGGGGTACACCTTAACACTGAGTCATATCAGAATGCAGGGTGGAACATGGCGATCCCACTTCTAATCTCAAACTCGTTGACGAACCCATACGACATTGCTGGCCTGTCCACATCTGTCTACAGAGATACAGTTGTGCAGTCTCGTGGAGTTTGGAAAAAAACAGAAAGTAGATTTGGTTCTGTTCTTACTGGTGACTCGATTGACACCCCTCAAACTATTCTTTTCCCTGTCGTGCTTGAAAATCCTACGGACAATACTGAATTGATTATTGGAGGATTCAGGGGCGAGGCAGGGGGAAAAGCAAGGTTTACCTATTTTGGTGACAAAGAAGATGCAAGGTTCTGTGGAGATCTTGATTACAGCATGGATGTCGGTGTCACATACGACGAGGTGTTTAAGCCAACTTCATGTAAGTTGGCTGCCGGACTTCATATAATAGGGGTTGAGGCATCGACATCAACAGGTGGAAAGAATTTCAATTTTTCAGGTGTGCAACTTATACCAAAATAAAACCATACAAATCAATACATAGTCATTTATTCGAGTGATTAATTTGACCGTATAAGTTGACTAATTATCCCACTCATAAAATACTGTATACAAATACAGTATTTTATGAGGTGCATCATGGGATTTCCGAGCCCAGCGCAAGACTATGTAGAGCAACGCATATCACTAGACCAGCGCATCATAACCAGGCCAGCGGCTACGTACTTCATGCGTGCCGGAGCGATACATTACCGTGAAGGAATCCTCAGTGGTGCATTGCTAGTCGTTGATGCATCTTTAAGGCCGTGTGACGGTTCATTGCTGGTTTGCAGAATGGATGGTGAGCTGAGGATTAAGCGGTATCGCAAATCACCCAAGTCTCACCTGGAGGATTTGCAGACGGGAAGGCGTGAAGAGATACCGGCTCACGATTGCGGGGATAGCCCGGATGCAATATTTGGCGTGATCACCTACATCATCAACGATGCGCGTTCTGGTGAGTTTGATGATTGTCAGGTGATGTGAGACAGAAATGGGACACACAAAGCTTTGCATCGGTTTGCAAGGCTTTGCATGTTTTTCGAAGATGGGACGTGTGAGCGCAGTGTTGACAGGGTATGTTATTGAGTTAAAAGGTAGTTCTTATAATTCGTAATGCGAAGGTCGTAGGTTCGACTCCTATTATCGGCACCACTCAAGCATCTCTCGAAGTCTAGTCAAGCTTACTGAGCCCCTTATAATCTGTATCTTCCAGCTCTCGAGTGTATTCTGACTGTCTACTGACATACCTCAAAATCTACATGCTTATGGGGGTACATTCGGGTGGGATATGCTGTTCGGTCTTATGGACATACCCATCTGTGAAACTTGGCTCCCGCCAGGTTGACACCGCAAAGCCAAAAGATAAACCTTACAAACACTGTGATGATGGAGGACTTTACTTTTGGTTAACCCTAATTGAAAACACTATTGGCGACTTAAATATCGTGTTGCCGGTAAGGAGAAGTTGCTTGCTCCTGGAGTTAATCCCGACGTGGCTTTGGCTAAAATTCGTAGTAAACGTGAAGAAAATAAAGGGAGCATTGCTGGTGGGATTGGTACGAATGTAGCGACGAAAGAAGAGAAACTAGCCCGAGAAGCTAGTGTCCGAAACACCTTTCTGGAAATGGCTTGTAAATGGCACGCCATTAAGCTTTACAAATGGTGTGAGGGATATGCATCGGACAATATGAAATCTTTCAATAAAGACGTTTTCCCTTACATCGGCAAAAAGCCTATTGTAGATATTAAGCCATTCGAACTGCTAATGTACTTCGTTGCATGGAAACAGGGGAGAGAATGGCAAGGCTAA